GTGGGCCAAGTGGTGGGCCAACTGTCCTCGCGCGTGCCCGCCGGCCGGGCACGGTGCCAGAATCGCTCCGTGACCGACTCGCCTCGCTTCATCTCCGTCGAGACCGTCGCGACGGAGCTCGCGATCTCGAACAGCCAGGTCTACACCCTCCTACGCTCGGGCGACCTGCCCGCGATCCAGGTGGGTCCGAAACGTGTGTGGCGGATCGAGCGCACGAAGCTCGAGGAGTACATCGAGCAGCAGTACGCGGCCGCGCGCGACGCCGTCGCCAAGGGTCAGGTCGAGCCCGACCAGGACTAGGTCAGCCAGCTCGGGCGGCCGTGGTCCGTGCAGAGGCCTGGTCCAGTCGGCAGCGGCGGCAGCGGCGACGCCCGTCAGCGAACGTGTAGGTGTTCTCCGGCGTGTAGGGGTGCCCCTTGGGGCAGTGCGTCTTGGCGCGCTGGTTCTCCCCTGGCAGAGGTCGCTCGAGTGAGCCGTGCCGTCGCAGTCGCTGGTGATGCAGGGCGCACAGCTCGGCGCGCCGACTCATCCGCAGCCGGTCGCAGCCAGCCACACTGCACGGCCCCGGTGGGGGTGGAGTCCTGCGTGCGGCGAAGTAGGCGCGCATCTGCGCCTCGGTGTCCGGGTCGATCCGGTAGAAGCCGTCGGCGTCCTTCGGGTAGCCGTTTCGCTTCAGCCACGCGCGCACGCCCTGGCGTGTGATGCCGAGGTCGGCCGCCAGGACGGGCGGCGAGGTCCACACGGTCTGCACCGGTCGAGCGTAGGTCGGGGTCAGGCACCGACGACCCGCACCGTGATGAGCCGCTCGTCGTCGTGCAGCTGCTCGTCGAGGAGTGCGCGTCCGCCGTCGTACGTCGCCGCCTCGACCTCGACGTCACGCACCACGTGCTCGTGTGCGCCCGTGTTGTCGGGCGGGATGGTCTCGACGTGCGCGCGGATCTTCACGACCGGATCGTAGACCGCTGTGCCCGACGGCCCGGGCTAGTCCGGGTCAGGAGAATATGCCCAGGGTGGCCGCGAGGTCACGATTCATCGTGACGCGGAGCGTCTCGCCGTCCTCGTCCTCGAAGTCGACGACGAGGGTGTTCCATCCCAGGGCGCTGTCCCCGTCCATTCGCTGGGCCACCGATGCGTCGGTTGCAACGAAACGACCGTCTCCGGTGCGGTCGGAGCCCATGAGCATGCGGCGCTCCTTACCTTCCCACGCCCAGCGTTCGCCAGCGATGATCGCGTCGTGGTGGCTCCGGCACACGGTCACCTCGCCACCCATGCCTGGCAGACGCAGGACGTACGTCTCCTCGCCGCCGCCGCATCGCAGCACCGCGCAGGGGACACCAGGCGCGGGGACGGGTCCTTCGAAGTTGAGACTCATCTGCCGAGTATGGGGCGAACGCATAGCCGATGCATGTACGTCACAGCCGCTCGACGTCGGACGGCAGCAGCCACGCGCCGCCGATTCCGAAGCGCCGCGAGTCGACCTCGACGAGCACGAGCCGCGGCGTCCACGCCGACGCGAGCGTCTCTCCGATCTCCTCGCCGTCGAGCTCCCACACGAGCCGGGCGCGAACCCGGACGTGGCAGTCGTGCTGCAGCCCGCGCCGGGGAATCGGGTGGGCGTTGAGGATGCGCTGGTGCGGCCGGTCCCAGTGCTGTGCCTCACGACGGGCGAGGTCGCGCTCAAAGTCGAACCCGGGCTCTGGCGTGGGGCCGCGCATGAGGCCAGCGTCGCGCGAGGGTCTGACACTTCACCCGTCACGATTCGGTCGGCTGGTGTTCCCTACGTTCATGTACACGTACACGAGGCGGGCCGCGACTCTGACGGCGGCAGTGATGATCGCCGGTGCGCTCGCCGCGTGCAGTGGCGAGCCCGAGCCCGAGCGGACCCCGATGGAGGAGTGCGTCGAGGCCATCAGTGCCGACAACACGTACGACATGCCGGCGGACGAGGCTTGCAGGTGGCAGCTCGCCATCTCCGCCGACGACTTCGCCGTCATGTACGACGAAGACGCCAGTGACGCCGAGAGGGACGCCGCGTCCGAACGACTTCAGGCCACGGCATCCGAGCTCGAGGCGTACGCAGACGAGGCGCTTGAGGACGCGCCCGCAGCCGAGATGCCGATCGGTTGGCCCGACACCGCCACATTGGGAGATCTCGCGAGCGCCGACGTCTTGAAGGTGGACGAGATCTACATCGACTACGTGCGCGAGGCATACCCTGACCAGACCGTCGAGCTCGACGACGAGACGATCACCAGCACAGGTCACGGTGCCTGCCTCGCGCTCGACGACGGCGCCACCCTGGAGGAGATCACCCAGTCGACCCTTGAGGCCGTCGGCGACCCCGAAGTGGGCGCGTACATCATCGGCGGGGGCCTTGCTACCTACTGTGCCGAGTGGATCGACGCGCTCGCCGCCACTGACTGACTTTCACCCGGTGCCCTTGTCACCACTCGCCCGGGGAAGTCATGGGAACGCAGGTACGACAAGAAGCCCCCGTCCTCCCAGGTTGGGAAGACGGGGGCTTCGATGGCGCGGTGGCGGATGCGCCGTGAGGACCGCCGCGCCAGGCGTGAAGCACGGAACGCCGCGAGACGGTCGGTGTTCGAGGAGACGGACGCCGAGCGGGAGATGCGCCGGGCCGCGCTGTACGACCGGAAGATGTTCCTCTGCGACCGGGACTAGACCGGCGTGTCCCGGGCCGCCTGGATGGCCGTGGCGTCCAGAGCCTCGGGGTAGAACCGGAGGTCGTCGATCTCGAAGGCCGAGCCGGCGTCGAAGATCAGCACCTCGTCCGCCGATGCCAGCGTGCCGGACAGTGCCTGCGACGAGAACTGCGTCCCGTTCAGGTAGGCCCGGAACGTGGTGCCGTCGTAGGTGATCGCGACGTGGACGTAGGTGCCGACGGCCGGGGCCGTAGTGGTGAGCGCCGTGTTCGACCCGCCGATTCGCGCCCGGCCGAGGAGCTGGCCGCCGATGCGCCCGATGCCCCACGCCGCGGTGTCGCCGGACGTGATGTGGAACTGGACCCACCAGCCGTCCGAGGTCGTGGTCGGCTTGGCCCAGAACATGAGCGTCCGCGCGGCCGTCTGCAGCCCGGCGTACGACGGCACCGGGACGGGGCCGCCGGACTTCGCGAGCGCGCTGCCAGTGTGGCCGGCGGACGCCCACGAGGCAGACGAGCCCAGCCCGGTGAGGTGGCGGCTGCCGATCGCGTCGGCGGCCGTCGTGCCGGAGCCCTCGTTGAAGGCGTAGGCCGCGAGCGGGGTGCCGCCACCGCCGCCGCCGGAGGACAGCGTGGTGAACGTGTGCGCCGTCGTCCAAGCGGAGAAGTTGCCCGCCGCGTCGCCCGCCCGGACGCGCACAGACTGCAGCGTCGCCGCGGTGAGGCCGGTGAGCGCCCGGGACAGCGAGGTGGACTCGTCGCCCAGCGTGACGCCGTTGACCTCGACCTGGTACTTCGTGACGCCGACGGCGTCCGTCGAGGCGGTCCACGCAACGGTGGCGCCGGTCTGCGTGATGCCGGACGAGCCGAGCCCGGTCGGCACCGTGGGCGCCGTGGTGTCGCCACCAGACGCAGCCGTGGTGACCGCGACCGCGGTCGACCAGGCGGAGACGTTGCCGGCGTTGTCCCGCGCGCGGACGCGGCACTGGTGCACCGTGGACGGCGTGCGACCAGTGATGGTGACGGCCGTAGTCGGGGCGGTGACGACGGTGTAGACCGTCGCGCCGTTGTCGATGCTGACGTCGTAGTTCTTCACGCCACTAGGCATCGGAGGACTCCTCCCAGTCGAGGCCGAACGAGGTCGCGCCCACGCTGGACGACACGAGGCCCGCCGGGACGCTGGGGGCGAGTTCGTCGGGGTCCTCGTCGGCGTCGACCGACGCGTCCCAGGACAGGACGAACGACGTCGCCGTTGGCGAGCCGAGCGCGCTGACGCTCTCCGGCACGCTCGGCGGGGCGGTGTCGGACGCGGAGTCGAAGCCAGAGGCGCGCAGCTCCGTGAGCGACCCGTCGGCCTCCTTGCGCCAGGCGCGCGCGGGCTTGCCGCCGGCCATGAAGATCCCCGACGGTGGGGTGTCGTAGATCGCGAGCTCGGGGAGCGTGTTGATCGCCCCGGCCGTGATCCAGTTGGAGATGATCCGCAGGTCGTCGATCGCGACTCCGGCGCCGGTGCGGATCTGCGTGATCCCGGTGAAGGACGGCAGGTTGATCGGGTTGATGGTCGAGCCGCCCGACGCCGTCTGGATGGGCACGCCGTCGACGACGATGCGCATGTCCGACGCCCACGCCTGCACGACGACCCGGTGCCAGACGCCGGCCGTGAACGGGGCCGCGGTCGTGGTGAAGTCCGTGGTGCCCGTGCTGCCGGTGTCGCGCACGCACTTCCCGCGCAGCCGGCCGCCGGTCGTGTGCGCGAGGGAGAACTTCTCCGTCGAGCCGGCGTACAGCGACAGGATCTCGCCGAGCCCGGTCAGCGTGTCCGCCTTCGCCCGGAACATCGCCGTGATGCGGTCCATCGGGCCGGGGCTGTAGGGCGCCGACCAGGCCGACGTCGGGCGCAGCGCGTTGCCGTGGTAGCCGGCGACGAGCGCCCCCGCGCCGGCGGCGAGGTGGTTCCCGTGCTCCGAGGAGTCGCGGTACTGGCCGCCCGTGGTGGAGTCGAAGGCGAACAGGCCGCGCTGGTAGTCCGTGACCGGCAGGTCGCGCAGGTACGTCGCCTCGTTCTCGAAGACCGGGTCGTTCCAGATGCGCACGTCGCCGATGTCCGCGTTCGCAGGCTCCCCGGCGACGGCGCGCCCGACGTACGCGTACTCGTTCGCCGACTCCGTGTAGGAGAGCGCGCGCTGCATCTCGGCTACCTTGACGCCGTCGATCCACCAGCGGTGCATGTCGTCGGGCGTCGAGCCGGTGGCGCTGTTCCACGAGTAGAGCAGGTGATGCCACTGCCCGTCGCACACGTTGATGCCCGTGGAGAACATCGAGCCCTGTACGAACACGCCGACGTCGCCCGCCGGCGTCGCGAGGTAGACCTTGAAGTTGCCCCGGTCGTACAGCACGCGGGTCTGGCCGGCGGGACCAGGGCTCGCCTTCACCCAGAACCCGAAGCTCTTCCCACCCGACGTGTCGAGGTAGTACGACCCTGTCGGGTAGAAGATCGTCATCCCGTTGCCGTCGAAGCAGCGCAGGGCGCTACCGAAGCGGCCGGCCACGAGGGTCGGTGTGCCGACGAGCGCCGTGGTGTGCGCGTAGCCCGAGACGTCCTTGATGCCGCTCTTGAACGAGAGCGCGACGGGGATCGCCATCAGGCGCCCGCGGCCGGGTTGAGGAAGACGTCGATGGGCCCTGCGTTCGCAGGGTTCCCGCCGGCGTAGCCTGCCGAGGCCACCCAGAAGACGATCGTGGCGTTCGGGCGTGCCTCGGCGCCCGTCACGACGACGACGCCGGTGATCTTGGCCAGCAGCGCGGCGTCGAGGCCGCCCACCTGCGCGGTGCTGTGCGTGTGCCCTGTGCCCGACTTCTGGTCGAGGGCCTCCTGCGTCTTGATGGACACAGGGAGGTCGGCCGGAGCCGTGTTCGCCACGAAGCCGAGCCCGAGGTCCGTCTTCGTCAGGGGCACGTTCCCCGTGCCGTCGGGAGGCACGCTGGCGACCTTCGTCACCGTGCCGATCCCGCCGCCCCCGCCTCCGCTGCCCGCGGCAGCCTGCTGGGCCGCCGCCTGGGCCGCCTCCGCTGCCTCGCGAGCTGCCTGGGCAGCAGCGGCGGAGGTCGCTGCTGCCGATGCGGCAGCGTTCGCGTCGGCCTTGATCCCGGACACCGACTCCCAGGAGATGATGCGCTGGACGGGGACGGACGGGTCGGTCGACTTCATGAACAGGAACGGCTCGTTGGACCCGGCGACGTTGACGATGTTGATGCGGCTCTTGGCGTTCGCCGTCACGAGCGCGATCGGGTTCCCGGTCACGAGGTCCGTGACGGCGAGGGGTGCCGTGAGCGAGGTGTCGGTCGACGCGTGCAGCGTGAACGCCGACGCCGGGGCCGGGTTGCCGAACTGGTCCTCGACGTCGACGGGGCCGTACGTAGCCACGGTGCCTCCTGGGTGTGGTGATGGGCCGTGGGCCTACAGGCCCGGCCAGCGGCGGTAGTTGGCAAGCTGCTCGCGGGCGCCGTTGACGGCGCCGAGCACGGTGAAGAACGCGGCGCCGGCGATGTACACGGCGACGTCGCGGGCGGTGGTGACTGCTGTCCGGGTGGTCATGGCGTCAGTCCATGAAGGGCGGCAGGTCGCACGACCCGTCGCAGCCGATGGGGGCGCAGTCACGGCACATGACGCCGCGGGGCTGCGGGTGACGGAGGCTGGTGGTGCCGGACGTCGCGCGGGATGAGCCCACCGCGGCGCCCTGGCCGGAGACGTAGACGTTCGGGCAGGGCGCCGCCCGCAGGGCTGCGGCGAGCTCGGCCACGGACTCGGGCGACACGACGCCGCCCGACGCGAAGGGCTGGGGCTCGCCGGGGCAGACAGGGCGGAGGGCGCACGGCGCGCCCCCGCACTCGGGGCACACGCCGCGCGCCATCGGTCAGGCCTCCGGCTCGGCGGGCGGGTTGACGGGCAGGATGCGCGCCGTCGGGCGCTGTGTGTTCGGCACGACGCCGACGCCGACGGCGCCGAGGAGGGCGAGCAGGATCAGCAGCCAGCCCGTGGGGGTGATCGCGCCCTCGGTGACCAGCGGGACGGCGGCCTGCAGGCCGGTGCCGACGACGGCGACGATCGCCTTCGCGTATCGCCCGACGCCGCTCGGCAGGTTCGGCACCAGGTAGACGCCGACGGCGGTGACGACCGCGACCGCCACGGCGAGCAGCTCGACCAGGGTCACGGTGCTGTCGGCCAGCGCGGTGACGAGCACGGACAGCGCGGCCGTGGCGATCGCGATGAGCGCCTTGGCGTAGCGCGAGGGGAGCTCGACAGGCTCGAAGGTGGTCATGGGTCAGCCCTTCTTCTCGAGTGCGTCGGTGGTCTTGGATCCGACGACGCCGTCGGCGGGGACGTCGAGGCCGCGCTGGATCTCCTGCCAGCGCGCCTGGGTCCTGGGCCCGAAGCCGCCGGGGACCGACAGGCCGGTGTATCCGGCGACGCGCTTGGCGATGCGCACGCGGGCCGTGTTTCCCTGGCCGCGGCGGGCGCCCCAGCACAGGCGGTACCAGGTCTTGTAGCCCACGACGCCGTCGACCTTGAGTCCCGCGTCGTCCTGGAACTCGCGCACCGCGGCGTCGGTGGTGGCGCCGAACGCCCCGTCGATCTTCCCGACCTTGTAGCCCCGGTCGGCGAGCGCGGGCTGCAGGAGGTTGCGGACCTTCCAGTCGCGCGAGCCCAGGCGCACGGTGCCGAGACGGACCGGCTTGCGGGTCCTGCCCAGGGGCGGGCGGTCGTCGTCGCGCGAGGCGCCGCCGGCGGGCCGACGCTCCGCCAGGATCCGCTTGTACAGTGCGGAGTCGCCGCCGGGGTAGCGGGGCTTGAGCCCACGGCTACTGATCGGCGTGTCGTCGACGTGCAGGTGGTCGCGGTGGTTCGCGTTCGTCGCGGGGTTCGGGTGCGGGCGGTAGTACGCATAGATCGCGTTCAGCCCCGCCGCCTCGGCCAGACGAGCCGCCCAGAGCAGCACGGGGCGCTCCTCGGCGGGCGCACCGGGGACGCCGAAGTTCAGGTCGCCGGCGTGACCAGTGGCGTGCGCGGACCCCCTCATGTGCAGGGCGTTGTTCACGCCGCCGTACCTGGGGTGCTCGGCGATGCGGACGCCACGCGCGTGGACGTCGGCGAGGTACTGGGTCAGGCTCACCATGGCGATGCCTCCTGGCATGACGAAGGGCTCGCCGGTCGGCGAGCCCTCGGGGGATGGGTTGGGTCAGTGGCGGTCGGCGCCGCGACGCTGCCGGCGCTCCATCTGCGCGGTGCGCTGCACGGCGAGCGCGGCCAGGTAGACGTACACGCCCAGCACGACCCAGTCGCGCGCGGCGTAGTCCGGCCAGATGTAGGAGGCGTTCACCATGCCGAGGGCGACGACGAGAGCCGAGGCCACGCCCCAGACGTTGCGGCCCTCGGGCGACTTCCACCACTTCGCGCGGAGGGAGTACCAGACAAGGAACGTCAGCCAGCCGACGAGAGCGACGAACGCCGCCACGTGGATGAAGTCGCGGATCATGACTCGCTCCCGCCGTACACGTGCGCGATGCTCGGACCGAAGTGGTTCTCCTGCTGGATCTTGCGCAGTCGAGCGCCGAGGCGCCGCGCCTCGGGACCGCGCGTAGCGGAGTCCTCGATCCGATCGACGACCGCCTCGTGCAGCAGGTCGACTGCTTCCTTGAGTGCCTGGTCCGCCTCGGCCTGCGCGGCTGCGCGGTGCTTGTGCCGTCGCCAGATCATGAGGTCGCCTCCGTGCCGGGAGGGTGCTCGTCCGGGACGGCCGTCAGGCGCCGGACCTGCTCGTCACGCGCCGCCTGCAGGACCTCGAGGACGCGGACCGTGGTGCGCGAGTTCTCGATGAGCTCGTCCTCACGCTTCTCGCGCTTGCCGTCGTGCTCGGCCTTCTCCCGGAGCGCGGAGACTGCGGTCTCCATCGCGATCCTGTAAGTCTCCGCGCGCTTCTCGGCGGCGTCGACCTCGCGTCGAGTGGCGAGCCCCTTGCCCGTGATGAGCAGTAGGAAGGCGACGCCGACGAGGCCCCAGCCAGAGAGGTCCGACGCCCACTGGGGGAGGAACTCCATCAGGCCCACCCCGCCGCGTCGGGCCGGCGCACGCTCATGCGGTGAACCACTCGGCGGAGAAGCGGAAGCTCCAACTGCCAGCCAGAGCGCCCGCCATCGTGGCCGAGCCGCCGAAGGCGCAAAGGACCACGGCCCCTGACGGGTTGACCACCACCGTGCAGCCGTAGTCCGCACCGTTGTCGGCGAGGTATAGCCCCTGGCACACGACGGGGGTCAGCGGCTTGTCGCCCTCGGCGAGGGTGAAGGTCGTCTCGTTCGGGATGCTCCCGCTCGCGGTCGGCGTGATGGGCCCGCCGGCGACCCTCCGCTGCTCGAGGTACATCTTGCGCTCACGGCCGCGGCGGAACATGTAGGACTGGTTGAGCGTGCTCCCGCCGGTCCAGTTTGGGGTGACCGAGTTGCCGAACGACGCGACCTGCTCGATCGGCGACGCGATCTCCTCCCACGCGCCGGCCGCCGTCCGCAGGTAGTCCGTGCCGGCGATACGCACGACGTAGCCGGGGTGGTCGACGTAGCCGGGGATGTCGAGCACGAGCTTGCTCGTCGCCTCGTACCGACCCTTGTTCCCGACGACGCGCAGGTCGGCGACGAGGTACGGCACAGGGTCGTCCTTCGCCACGCGGTAGAGAGCGAGCGGTTGGTCGTCGCGGGTGTTCCCCGGGTTCGTGTACGGGCGAGCAGGGACCGTCGGCGAGCTCGTTCCGGTGACCGTCTCGATCGACGACGCGTTCGTCGTCTCCCACCGCCGGCGGCACGTCACCAGATGGTGAACCGACCCGGACGACGGGTTCGGGAACGCCACCAGCAGCTGCGCAGCCTGCGTGTCGCCGACGAGGGTGTCGACCACGCCGAACGCGCCGATGCGGCCCTTCCCGATGCTGACCGTCCGGGCGAGCGACGGCACCCGGACGACCTCGCCCGCGCTCTGGGACTCGACCCAGTACCGCTCGCCGAGACCCGGCTGCGCGATGGCCCACTCCGCGGTGTCGTAGGTGTCGTCCGCCGTCGTGGCGACGTACCCAATGGACGACCCGCCGTTGGTCGTGATCGCTACCATGTCAGCCCCTCGCTCGATCGATGCGCACGCTTCTCGCGACCTGCTCCATTGCCTTCGCCATGGCCTTGTCCGGCGCCAGTGGCCGTTCGCCGACCCGTGACGTGACCTTGATGCCCTTGCTCCACGCGATCTCCACCTCGGTGATCGAGTGCGTCCCGAGGTCCACGCCGCCCGCTGCGACGGACACCTCGTCTCCGAGGCTGTAGAACTCCTCGCCCTCGCCGAAGCGCCAGGCGTCGGTCTCGAGGAGCTCGATGCTCAGAGACGCCTGCCGGGCGCCCGCGTTGAGCACCTCCCAGCCCTTCGCGTCCAGGTAGGCCGCCGTCGTCGACTCAGGAACGTCGACCAGCGCCCACCCGCAGTAGCCCCACACGGCCTCGACCGCCGTGTTCACCACGAGCCGGAACACCGAGGCGTCGTCCGGGCCCCCGCGGACCGTCACCCGGGAGACCGTGGGCCGCAGCAACGACCCTTCGAGCTTCGAGATGATCCCCGACTCGGGGGTGAGCGGCTCCGCGTGCACGGTCGGCTCGTAGGCATCCAGGACCAGGCCTGCCTCGCCCTGCCGCACCGAGATCCCGACGTGCGCGTAGTTCAGGGCGGGGAAGATCTTGTCGACGAGCACGTTCGACCGGACCTGCACCGTGATGTCCTCGCCCCAACCGTGCGTCGGCACGACGCTGATCGGTGTCGGCACGAGAGCCTTGTTCTTGTCGACCAGGTCCTTCACGACGGTCTCGGCCGGCCCGGTCGAGGTGTAGATCGACGACGCCGTGCCTTGCGAAGCCCAGCCCGTCGAGGTGGGGACGCCGCGGCACGGGAAGGTGCTCAGGATGTCCCAGTGGTCCTTCACGGTGAACGCGCGCGTGGGCGCCGAGAGGACACCGCCGAGGTCGACCTGCGTCACGGGCCCGCCGAGGAAGTACATCGGGGCGAGCGGGTTGTCCGGGTCGTGCCGGTAGTGGGCCACCATGAGTGCGCCCGGCTCGGCGAGAGCCTCGACCGGCTCGGCGTCCTCCTTCGCATCGAGCGCGAACGCCCCGGTTCCAACCGCGTTCTTGCGCGCCGTCATCACGAGCGCCTGCGGGCGCCCCACCGTCGCCAGGTACTGGAAGTCCTTGTCGAAGACCTCGAGCACCAGCGGCTGCAGCCCCTCCATCAGGTAGCCCGGAAGAACGACGGCGTGAGCACGGCCTGGATCTCGCCCGTGCCCGAGACATCGATCACGAGGTCGTTCGCCTGGCCGGCGGGCACCGGGACCGGGTTCCGCGGCGTGAGGAACCGCGAGACCCGCACGCCGTTCAGCCGGGCCGTCATCTCGCGCGTGTTCACCACGAGGACGTCACCGGCAGTGAGCGGCTGCGAGAACCCGACGAGGTTCTCCCCGACGCCGAACTTCGCCCCAGCGGCGATCCCGGCGCCGGTCGCCTTCGCCGTCCACGTCACGTACTCGTCCACGTTGCCCGGGTTGTCGATCGTCGCCGTGGCGGTCGTGCGCGCGCGAGCCAGGCGGAGCCCGTTCGGGCCGATGAACGAGACCGAGTCGGCGCCGATCGGCCACGACCGCACCTCGGGAGTGCCCCGCCAGTACGGCTGCTCCGCCTGCATCGCGATCGCGTAGTGCATCCAGTGGAACAGGCCGGGGGAGTGCGACAACTCGTGGCCGCCGTCGTCCGCGTACCGGCAGGGCAGCGACCGCGTCGTCCCATCCGGCTTCGTCGCGATGAGCTGGCCGGGCTTCTCAGGGTGCAGCGTCTCCCACCACGAGTCGTCGTAGTCGATCCAGTCCTGCGACGAGGTGTCCTGGTAGACGCCGACCTGCCAGAGCATCTCGCGCTTGAGCGTCCGGGAGGAGATCCACCGCGAGCCCGGGCGGGCCTCGGTCTCGGACTCGTGGTGCTCGATCGGCGGCATGTTCAGCCCGCGCGTGCCCTCCCGCAGCGCCACGCCCGTCGCATGGTCGCCGCCGGCGAGGTCGAACGCGCGCCCGTTCCACCCGATCCACGTGAACTTCGTCCCGGGCCACGGGTTCACAGGAGGGCTCGGCGGAGCCTCAGGGGCGCCCTGCGCCTTGACCGGGAACGACGACATCAGGCCCCCACTCCCTGGACGAGACGGTCCAGACCGTGCGTGTAGATCGCGTCCGTCATCTGCGTGCGCAGCTCGCGCACGCCCCGGTCGACGTCGGCCGTGACCATCTCCTTGACCGTGACCTGCACAAGCGGGCCCGTGTGCACGGTCTGGCTCGAGGCCGTCACGGTCGGGGTCGATGTCGCCAGCCGGCGGGTCTGGTCCGCGGTCAGGATGTAGCCGTTGACGTTCGGCACGAACGTCTCGGTCCCGAGCTCGTTCACGCGGTACATCTCGCCAGCGGAGACCGGCCCGCCCGACGCTCGCTTCTTCAGCGACGTGCCCTTCCCGGTCAGCGCCTGCGAGACCGCGTTGGCCATCACGACGCCCCAGTTGTAGACCCGCTTCTCGAGGCTGGCCTTCTGCCGTTCGAGGCCTGCCTCGAACGCCTTCGCCGCCGAGAGCCCGCCCTTCTCGTACCCCTCCGTGACGTACTGCCCGGCCTTCCCCGCGTAGTAGTCGATGACGCGGTACTGCTGGTTGAGGTCCTTGATCGCGCCCTTGTCGGCCAAGAGCGCGTCAGCGACCTGCGCGCCCTCGACCGACCCCAGGCCGGCGATCTCCTCGAGGAGCACCCCCGACAGGCCTGCCTTCCGCAGCGCCGACAGCTTCCCCGCGAACGCCCGCAGACCCGCAGCCTTCGAAGTCGCTGCCGACAGCAGAGACTTCGCCGACGTGCCGCCGGCGTCCCACATCTGCTCAGTCCACGTCTCGCCACGCGAGTTCGTCCGCACGACGTCACGCATCTGCGCCGCCTGCACCTCGAGCTTCTGCTCGCCCGCGAGCGCGTTCTTCACGCTGTCGGAGATGCCCTGCAGCTTCTCGACCCGGCCGGCCGCGGACTCGAGCCGCTTGTCGACCTTGTCGACCTCGCGGTACAGGCCGCGCATCGCCGTCTCAGCCCGGCCCGCCTGCTTCGCGAGCCGGTTCGACTGCGACTTCGAGAGGTTCCCCGACCGCGCGAGGTCAACCATCTCGTCGACCACGCCGTATGCACCGTCCGCGCCCGACGTCGCCGAGTCGAGGAGGTTCCCCCGGCGCAGGTCCCGCCCGATCTCGGTGCGGTCCGAACGAAGGGTCGAGAGCCGCTCGCGCTGCTTCGACACCTCTTCCTTGCGCCGTTCAAGGTCGGCCTCAGCCTTGTCGAGCCGCTTCTCGGCGGCCCTGTCGTCGGCGTCCTTCTTCGTCTTCCGGGCACGCTTGACCGCCTCGCGGGCCTCCCGCACCTTGCGAGCGGCTGCGTCTCGGCGCGCCTCCGCGGTCTTGAGCGCGCGCTCCGTCGTGCCGACCGCGCCGCCTCCGGCCAGGCCGGGCAGGGCCGCCGCCAGGTCGTCGCGCGGGATGCGCCGCGAGTTGATCGCGCCCATGAGGCCGTCGCCGTAGTAGTCCGACGCCGGCTGGTTGACGACCCACTCGCGCGAACGCACCCGGGCCATCGGCATCCCGTGCTCGTCCACCCCGAGGAGGTTGTCCTCGTGAGGGTCTGCCGGTGAGGCGCCGGGCAGCCGACCACCAGAGGCCAGTGCCAGGTGCACGTGCGAGCGGTGCGTACGCCGCGTGACCGCTGCGACGTCGTTCGTCAGGTGTCCGTTCCGGATGAACCCACGCGGTGTGTAGTAGAGCTCCTTCGCCGACGTGCCGAACGCACTCCGCAGCATGTCCCACGTGCGGCCCATGTCCGCCGAGACGATGTCTACCGCACGGTTCATCCCATGAAATGAGGGGTACCCGGTCGCCGTGACCGCACCCGGGCGATACCCCGAGGTGATCCGTGCGGTCGGGTCCATCGCCTTGACCGCCTGCGACATCTGGCCGACGCCGCGCGGCAGCTTGCCGGACCAGCCCGCACCCTCACCGTCACCCCACGGCAGGCCGCCGGTCGTCATGCCCGGACCGGTCACCCGCGTGTCCGCGGTGACCGTGATCTTCTTGTCCGGGAGCTGCAGCACCTGCTTGCGGAGCTTGCCGATCTTGTCCTTCGCGTCCGACGTGTCCGCGTCGACCTTGATCGCCGAGCCCTGGTCGCCAACCCAGGAGGTCAGCTTGAGCACCGTCTCGCGCCCCTGCTTGTCCTTCCCCTTGATCGTGACCGTGCCGTCCGACTCGTCCACCTTCGCGGTGTAGTCGGACAGCGTGGCGATCGCCTTGCCGTCCTTCGCCCGGATCGTGACCGACCCGTCGGCCTCGTTCACCTGCGTGGTGACTTCGTCCAGCTTCCGCTCCGCCGGCGCTCCGTCGCCCTTGATCGTGATCGTGCCGTTCGCGGACTCGAGCTTCGTCAGGAAGTCGCGCAGGGCGGTCTCGGCGGCGGCCGTGTTGACCGAGGCGTCCGCCACGTAGTTCCCCGGGATCAGGCCGAGGGAGTCCGCGAGCGCGCGAGCCTTCTCGATCGGCACGCCCATGTCGGTGGCCATGTCGATGTAGTCCTTGCGGGCGCGCTTGATGACGCCCTGGACCTTCTCCTGAGACTTGCCGTTCGCCTCCATGCTCGAGGCGACCGCGAGGGCCTTCTCGGAGATGCCGTCGAGCACCTCCTGGTTCGCGCGGCCCTTCTCCGTCGTGATGTCGAGGGTCTCGCCGTTCTCCTCCAGGGACTTCTTCGCCGCGTCGAGCTGCTCCTGGTACTGACGACGCGCCTCACGCTCGTCGAGGACGACGCCGGCGGCCTTCTGCTGCGCCTCGATGAGGTCGGCGAGGGACGCGACCTGCTCGTCGATCGCGCCCGTCGTGGTCGCGTAGTTCGCCTGCAGCTCCGCCTGCGCCGTCCCCGCAGCCCTGTCGGCCTCGGCCTTCTGCGCCTGCTCCTTCTGCGCATCCGAGAGGCGCCCCGACTGCTCATCGATCGCCGCGGTGAACTGCTCGGCGTACTGGGAGCTGTTCAGCATCGTGTCAGCGACGCGCGCCTCGTTCGTGGCTGCGTACCGCTCGGCAGCGGAGGTGACTTCCTCGTACGCCTGCTTGTTTCCGAGGATCGCCGCCTGCACCGTCTCGGTCGCGACGCCGATCTCCTTGGCCTGGTCCAGGATCGACCCGGGGTTCTTCCCGAAGATGTCCTGCACCCAGTTGCCCTGGTCCTCTGAGAGGCGGGTGCTCAGGGTGCGCATCGTGGCGTCGGTGACCTGGCCGAGCGAGTCGAGGGTGGCGATGTACTCGTCGGTCTGCGAGCGGGCCGTGGCCGCCTCCTGGGCCCACACCTGCAGCCCGATGGCCGCCACGCCGACGAGGCCGCCGCCGACCGCCGCGGCCTTCCCGACCGTCTTCCACGAGGTGCCGAGCTCCTTGAGCGCTGTGTTCGCGTTGTTCAGCCCGATGGCGAGCTTCCCGGCGCCGGCAGCGCCGAGCGCGAGCGTCCCACCCGCCCCGAGCGCGAGCGTGAGGCCAGACAGCACGCTGCCGTCGATCTGCCCCAGGACGTTCACAAGGTCGGTCGCGCCCTGCGTCATCCCGCGGAGGAAGTCGTTCCCGCCAGACCCTGACCGGATCATCAGGGACTCGAGTGCGCCTCCGAGTCCCTCGAGGTCACCGTGCAGGTTGTCGAGGCGCGCCGCGGCGGTCTTGGCCGCGTACCCCTGGTCGTCGACGGCGGCGGTCCACTTCTGCACGGCCTCCGCCCCGCCGTCGTAGAGCACGTTCGCGGCCTGGAGCGACTCGTTCCCGAAGATCCGGCCGAGAGCTGCAGCACGCTCCGCGTCCGAGAGGCCGCTCATCCTCGACTGCAGCTGGCCCGCCACGCCCGCGAGGCCCACGAACTTGTCCTGGCCGTCGAAGACGCTGATCCCGAGGCGCTCCATCTCGCTTGCCGCGAGCTTGGACGGCGACGTGAGGGAGGAGACCATGGATCGCAGGGACGTGCCGGCCTGCTCGCCCACGATCGCGTTCGACGCGAACAGGGCCAGGGTGCCGGTCGTCTCCTCGAGCGACACCCCGAGCTGAGCGACGGGCACGCCCGCGTACTTCAGCGCGCCCGCGAGGTCCGCGACGCCGCCCTGCGCCTTCCCGGCGCCGGCGGCGAGCAAGTCCGCGATGTGGGTGACGTCCTCGCCACCGAGCTTGAACTGCGTCATCGCCCCGGCGGCGATCTCCGCAGCGTCCGCCACGGAGAGGGCGCCCGACGCGGCCAGGTCCAGCGTGCCGTTCAGGCCACCGCCGAGGACGTCCTGAGCCGAGACGCCCGCCTTCAGCAGGTTCTCGACACCGGCCGCCGCCTCGGTCGCCGAGAACGACGTCTTCGCGCCAGCCTCGATGGCAGCATCCCGCAGCCGGCCGAGCTCTGCCGCCGTCGCACCGCCGGTCGCCTTCACCGCGGACATCTGCTTGTCGAAGTCGGCGTACGTCTTGATCGCCAGACCGGCGCCAGCGACCGCCGCAGCACCGACCAGGCCGAGCCCGGTCGTGACGTCCCGCGCCGACTGCTCGTACTTCGCCATGAACGACTCGGCGGACTGCCCGTTCTTCGCCAGGTCGACGTTCAGCTCACGGACCGCGGTCCGCGCCATCTTCATGCCGCCGACGAACCCCGAGGTGTTGGCGCTCAGGACGTACTTCACGCTGCGATCGGCCACGGATTCACCCCCCGAGGTGCGCGGTTCTGCGAGACGATGGGCGGATGACACAGGCAGCAGAGCGGCATGCAGCGGCCCCTCAGCGCACTGAGCGGCGCCTGCCCTGGCAGCAGATCGCGGCGACGATCGTGGGGGTCGTCATCCTGATCGCGGCGGCGATCGGTTGGGCCATCACGAACTGAGGCCGGGCAGGACCGCGCCGGGCTTCACGTACGCACCCCAGATGAGCGCGTCGTCGTGCTTCGCCGCGGGGCCCGCCTGCCGTGCCTCCTGCGCGCGGCGGATGGCTGTCACGACGTGGCAGCGGGTCGGCGGGCCGACCTCGAGCGCGTTCTCCGCCTCGCGCGCCTGGCAGACGTCCTTGGGCCACCCGCACATCGGGCAGACCTCGGTCGCCTCCCACTCGGCGAGCGTGAGCATCCACTCGCGCTCGGTGTCGTCCCACTCGACCTCGGGCCGCGACGACACGAGCCGGCCGGCCTCGTCGTACTCGTAGAACGTCGTCGGCTCCCAGCCGAGGAACCGCTTGTAGCTGATGTGCTGGGCGCGCGCGGCCGTGACCTCCGCGCGCACCCTGGGGTCGCGGAGGCGCGCGATCAGAAAGGGCGGGAGCCGTTCCTGTTGAGGTCCAGGATGGTGAGCGCGAGCGTCGTGTACTGGCCGTCGCTGATCTCGTCGAGCGCCTCGACCCACTCCGCGGCCGACACCTCGACGACTGCACCGGTCGCGCGCTCCTTCACAGACTTCACCGACTCGGGCAGAGCCTCCGAGAGGAAGGCGTCCCAGTTCAGCGAGTAGTGCTCGTCCGTCTTGTCGCCCTCGCGCGGCGGGTGGTTCGCGACGACCTCAGCGAACCGCTTCCGCGACAGGGCCTCGAGCTCGACATCGAGCACCGAGGACGTGCCGCGCTCGGTCGCCTCGTCGAACGCCGTCTGCGCCTCGCGCACGGCCTTCGACGCGAGCCGGTCGCCGGCCGACTTCTTCGCCGCGACCAGGACGTCCGACGCGGCCTCGATCTCCGCTGCGACGGCGCTGTCCGGGTAGAACGGGATCGTCCGACGGGCGCGCTTGATGTTCAGGGGCATGGCTTCTCCCAGGGGGTTGGGTCAGGGGGTGACGGGGTGGAGCCCGGCGGCCGCGACCCCCTGGTGCGCGGCCGCCGGGGGTCTTGGTCAGCCGGCGGTCGCGACCTTCACCGGGCCGGCGAAGTCCATGACGAACGTGTTGAACACGCTCCGGGAGTAGGAGTTCGCCTCCGGCGCCATCGGCGCCTTCTGGCCCACCTTGAACTTCACGATGAACAGCTCGTCGTCCGCGGCGTACGCGGCGTCCCACGGCTTGTTCCGACGCTCGACGTAGTAGTGCACCGAGCCCTCGATCAGCAGCTTGGCGAGCTCGTTCGACGCCGTGGCGGCCGGGCTGTTGGTGTTGTCGACACCCGTGATACCGAGCGTGACCGTCTTGCGGCCCGGCTCGTTGCGGTCCACGGTCTGGCACAGCAGCTGCACCGAGATCGTGGCCTGCTCGATGCCGATCAGGGCGCTGTCAGCCGTGACGTAGCACGACGCGTTCAGCCCCGTGCCGCCCGAGACGTTCAGCTCGGTCAGCGTCGGCGCGTCGATGCTCGCGATCGCGGGCAGGATGTCGATGCGGACGTTCCCGTCGACCGGGGTCACGGGCAGGTCGGGAGTACCGGCCATGGTGGATCACTCCTTCTCGGTGGCCTCATCCGCAGGCGCGGGCGCGTCCTGCGGCTCCGGCTTGGCGGACGCCTTACCGGTCTCACGCGAGGCCGTCCGGCCCGCGAGCTTCGGGGGGCAGTGCTTGGGGTGGCGGATGATCTCCGACGGCGGCCACTGCTTCTCCGACATGCGCCGGAGGCGCCCGTCGGGGAGTCGGGGGTCCGTCTCCGGCACGTCGAACTGGTGCCCGGTCGAGGGATCGATGACGCGGATGAACACGGCGCACCTCCGGGCACGACGACGAGCCCCGCGCCGGGATCGACGGGGGGCTGGGGGAGTAGGTGGTCAGGCCGTCCGGGAGACGGTCAGGTCGAACTCGAGGACGACGACCTGGAACCGCAGGTCGGTGTCGGTCGCGGTCAGGCCGGCGGCGTACGGGCCCGTGACGCGAGGCGGCCGCAGTGCCCCGACCTCGTAGCCGCCGACGCCGATGCGCGCGCCCTTCCAGGCCTGCTCCGCCTCGTCGGCCAGGACGAGCGCCTGCACCCCGGTCTTCGCCGAGATGGTCACCCGCCACGTGGCGCGAGCGCCGTGCGCGTTCGCGACCAGGCCGGGGATCGACTCCGGCATCTGCAGGTTGCCGACCAGCCACGGTGCCGTGGCCGTGTTCGGCGCCTGGAAGTCGTGGAACGTCCGAGTGGGCGGGCGGAGCGCCTTCAGCGCCTCGAACAGGTGGCCCGGCGTGCTCACAGCAGGCCGTCCAGGACCTCGCCGATGTACTTCTCGACCTGCTGCGCCTCGGCCTTCGCGGGCGTGTCGATGTCGACTGAGCCGCCGCCCCCGTTCGCCCCGCCGTCGACCGCGACGCCGGCGAGCGAGCCCGCACCGCCGATCGTCGGGCCGACCTCGTAGCCGACCATGCCGGCGCCGAACCGCCGGTCGTAGGAGACCGTGCGACCAGCCCCGGCGAACCATACCGACTCGCCGAACGCCGACTGCATCTCGCGCTTGAGGTTGGTCGCGCCCTTCTTCAGCACCTTGTCGACCTCGGGCAGGACCTTCGCAGTCGCCCGGGCGAGGCCCGCCTCTATGCGGCGCAGGTCGTCGGAGCCAGCCATCAGGGTCCCTCCTCGACCGCGAGCCGGTACGCGGTGGCCCGGCTCTTGTGCAGCGGCGCCTTCACCTGGAACTCGCGGCCCACGAGGTGCGGGTCGTTCTCGGCTGCCGTGATCGTCACGTCGTCGCCGGGCTCCGGCTCGTAGCCCTGCGCGGTCTTCGCGACGGGAACGCTCACCGTGTACCGCTGCAGCGTGAACACACCCGTCGCAGCCTCGGGCGTGGACTCCTGCGCTGCCCACGACTGCACCCGGCACGGGCCGTCGTAGACCACGTTCGGGGTCGTGGTGACCTCGCCCGTCGTAGGGTCGGTCGCCGGCACGCCGGCGCCGCGCGCGATCTGGCAGCGGTCCGGCATGAGCTCCTCGGCGATCTCCCGCCCGAGGTCCAGCGCGAACGCTGCCAGGTCAGCAACCACCGGGGACCCTCCACGCCGGTACGCCGAGCCGGATGCTGCCGACGCGCGCGCTCGCCCTCGGCTCGAGGAGAGCCTTCTCCTCGGCGCTCACGTACAGCAGCCCTGTCGACGTCGAGTTGTCGATCGTGGCCTGGAAGTCGTCGAGACCCACCGAGCGGAGGGCCTTCGGGTTCCGCACGACGCGGAGCACCATGTCCTCGACGACGCCCTGTACGAGCTCCACCGCGAGCGTGCCCTCCTCGATGCGGGAGGGCACGCTCGGCACGGCGGCCACGAGACGGAGCTCGGCCTTCGCGATGAGCGCGTCGAGCTGGGCGTCGACGGCCTCGCCCGCGGGGATCGTGATGCCGTAGGCGGCCGATCGGATGCTGGCCGCGGTCACCTCGAACATCACGCCTCCCCAGGGTCAGGACTCGTCGGAGCCGTCGTCGTCGCTGTCGTCGTCGCCGGAGACCGTGGGGACGGTCTCGGCGGCCTCGATCGCGGCGATGAGGTCGGCCTTCTTCGTGGCGCCGTCGAGGTCGATCCCGGCCTCATCGGCGAGAGCCTTGAGCTCCTTCACGCTGAGCTTCTCGAGCGGCTGGCCTTCGACGTTCTCCTCGTCCGTCGGGGCCGGGGCGTCGGTCAGGTGGTCGCCCACCGTGACGCCGTCGGGCACCTCGTCGCCGCCGGCCAGGCGGACGGTCTTGCCGCCCTCGTCGTATGCGTACACGACCCCGTCGAGGTCGTCGCGGATCTTGCGCGCCATGGCGGCGCTCCCTTCGGTCGGTCAGCTCGGGGGTGGTGCGGTGCGGGCCGGGCCGGAGCACGGCCCGCACCGTGACGGGTCAGGCCAGAACGGTCGCCTTGAGCGAGAGGTTCGCGTTGGCGAGGACCGGCATGCCGATCGCGTCCGACACGACCTCCGCGATCATCGGCGGCTTCTCGGCCCGGTAGACGCCGACGACGACGCCCGGCTGGTCCGCCTCCGCGATGCCCCAGTCCGCCTCCTGCGAGGACAGGGTCTGCCCCCAGAAGGTGGCCCCGAGCTGCGTCTGCTCCCAGGCGTCCGGCTCGACCGGCTCGGGCAGCATGAGCAGCTCGTTGTCGGGCAGCACGAGGCCGCTCGACGTGCGCCGCGTGTAGACCTCGACCGGGGGGGAGCCCCTGGCCCTCGATCGTGGACGCGAGCTCCGCGACCGTCGCCGGCCGGGATCCGCCACCCACGAGGGACGTCTTGAACTCGTTGCCCGCCGCCATCACGCGGGCGACGCGACGCGACATGAGGATGACGCCCGGCGGGACGCCGTTCGTCTCCTCGTACTTGTCGGCCCACGTCTGCAGGTCGGTGAGGCGCGACGTGGCGACGTCGGCGCTCCACAGCGCGGACGCGGTCACGGTGTGGGCCGCGTCGCGCCCGAACGAGTCGGCTGCGCCGAGCTCGGGGATGGTCGCCACGCCCGTGCGGAGCACGATGCCGCGCAGCTTCTCCATGCGGTCGGAGATCGCCTGCGCGACCTGCCGAGCCACACCGAGGATCGCGTTGAGCACCGTCTCGTCGGACGCGCCGCGCGAACGCAGCTGCTCGTACTCCGAGACCGGGATGTTCTTCCCGATCGCGGGGAGCTCGAGCGTGACCCGCTTGCCCGGCTGCTTGCCGCCGACCGAGGGCTCGGCGTCGTAGGCCCGGAACTCGGCCTCCGCCACCAGGCCGTTCGAGCCCATGCGGAAGCGGACGTTGATGTCCGCCACGTCACGGTTCGGCAGGAAGCGCGACAGGTTGCCCTTGCGCGCCTCGATGTCGCTGAGCGCCTCCCGGACGTACCCCGTGAGGGTCGCCGGGTCGATGATGTCAGTCCAGAGAGCCATGATCCGACTCCTCCTCTCAGACGAAGACGAACGTCGTCGCGGCGCGCTTGGCGGCGGCCGTCGGGGCGGTGAACGCGGCCGGCAGCTTCGCCGTCCGGACGCGTCCGTGGTCGAGGACGGGCACGCCGAAGTCGGCGGTGCCGACGACGGGCTGGTCCGTCAGGACGAACCCGGCGAGGACGCCGGCGCCCGTCACGGTGGCCTCCGTCGCGTCGTAGGGGACGAGCACGCCCCCGACCTTCGCGACGGGGGTGCCCGACGGGATGTACCCGTTCGGGTAGTGCGTGCCGGCGGTGAAGGTGGAGATGTCGAGGACTTCGGTGCGCGCGTTGGCGATGCCGTGAGCGGACCCGAGCCAGGACAGGTCGCCACCGCCGAACGTCTCGTTCTTGAGACGAGGCATGGTCATTCCTTCCCTTGGTGGGGGTGGGTGAGGGACTACTTCTTCTTGTGCCGGTCGCCGTAAAGGTCACGGCCGGCACCCACGCCCGAGGTCTTCCCGGGCTTGTGGTGTCCCTGGCCCATGTCGGGCCACTTCCCGCCGGCGGGCGCGAGCCCGTCGACGTACTGCTGCACCTTGTCGGTGTCGACCTCGCCGCCGTCGGCGGTGAGGAACTTGGTGAGGTCGAGCGGCGCGAGGATCGTCGCGAGCTTGTCGCTCGGGATCCGGCCTGCGGCCGCGACCTTGAACTCGGCGGTGACGTGGCGGGGGAGGTGCTCGCGGAGCGCCTCCGCGCGGGCCTCCGTCTTCGCCTCGGCCTTCGCCTGCTCGAGCGCCTTCTCGGCGTCGGTCTGCGTGGCCGCCTTGAGCTGGTCGCGCTCGGCGACCACCTGCTCGTAGTCGGCGTACTTCTGGGCGCGGCCCTCGTGCTTGCGGGCCTTGTGGCGCCAATACTCCGCCTGCTGGTCGGCCGTCATGTCCTTGACGGGCGTCTTCGCGGGGAACGCGTACGTCTCGCCCGTGTCCGGGTCCTTGAACTTCCCGTCCTCGCCGGCGCCGTCGGCCCCCGTGGGCGGGTCGCCAGCCGGCGGGTCACCTGCGGGCGGGTCGGCCTCCATGACGGCGTCGCCGAATGTGCGGCGGTGGAACGCGAGCAGGGCGTCGATCCCGCCCGGCGCGGCGATGTCGATGACGTCGGTGCCGGGCTTGTACAGGCGTGCGCGCATGATGCTCCCCATGTCGGGTCGGTGGTGGTTCGCCCTCGCGGGGCGGACGCGTCAGGCCCTGGCGGTCTGACGCGTGGTCTGGTTGCGGAGCCGGCGGGCCGCCGCGAGCTCCTGCTGCGACGCCGCGCTCGTGTCGGGGCGCTGCACCGGCGGCAGCCCGCGCTCCTCGCGCGCACGGCGGTTCCGGCCGGGGTCCGTGGACCGCTGCCGCGCCACGAGCACAGGCCCGAGCTCGCCGTGCTCGTCGACCTCGTACGCGACCCGGGTCTCCTTCAGGTCCCGCGCGCTGGTCGACGCCGACAGCCCGTACGTCTCCCGGAACGCGTCGTCCATGTCCCACGGGCTGCCCGGGTCCGCCGCGCGCGTCACCGGCAGCGTCGTGCACTTGCACCGGTGGTGGATCGGCATCAGGTTCTCCCGGCTGTACACCCGGTCCGCCGCCGCGACACAGAGGCCGCACGCGCCCGACCGGGACAGCTCCGGGTGCACCACACGCCGGTACCCGATCACCGCGGTCGAGCCCATGTACGACGTCCGCGCCTGCGCGCGCCGCGCGAGCCCCAGGTCGATCCGCGTCGTCGCGTCGGCGCGCTGCAGCCCCATCGCGACGGCGTCCTCGAGCGGCCTCCCCTTCGACAGCTCGAACCGCACGGTGTCCGCGATGCGCCCGTACGCGGTAGACCACGACGCGACGTCCCCGCGCTGGGGGTCAACGATCGTGAGCGTGCGCCCCTGCGGCGCCGTGCCGGCCGTCTCGCGGATCGCCCGGGTGAGGTAGGCCGACGTGAGCGACGCCGCGGTGCGGGACGCGGAATGGACAGCGGTACCCGCCGCCGCCGCGGCCGCCGTGATCGCCACGTGGTCGTACCAGTCGAGGCCGTCGTACGCCGCCTGCACCTGCGCGACCGTGGACTCCTCGAGCACGGCCTGGTTGTCGGCGTCCGCCTTCGACAGCGCGGCGACCGTCTCCCAGTCCATCAGGCCTCCGTCGTCTCCTCGGAGCCGTCGTCACCCGCGGCGGGCGCGGGCGGCTCCTGCGGGGCGGCCGGCTTCTGCGCGGCGGCGGCCTGCGCCGCCAGGGTCGCGGCGAGCGTCATGTCGTCGGCGCGCTCGGTGCGCATGAGCTCGATCTGCGCTGGGGAGTACTGCCAGATGTCCCGCATGCGGGTCTCCCACGGCACGTCGGCAGCCTTCGCCTTCACCGCGGCGTCGGCCTTCTCCGTGAGGCCGTACCGCTCCGCCGGCCGCCACACGATGTCGATGTCCGCGGCCTGGGCGCGCTCCGTGTCCCCGGCCATCAGGAACAGGGCAGCCAGCGCCGCAGCGTGCACCGTGCCGAACCGGTCCTGCCGGTCCTCGATCTTGAACGTGCGGCCCTCGCGCGCGAACGCCGCGCCGGCCGCCGACTGGTTCTGCCCCTCGGGGGAGAACATCGCGAGCGGGGTGAACGTCACCGCGGACAGCTGCTGGATGAACTTGTCGACGCCCGTCCACACCGGCGTCAGGTCGACGGCGCCCGACTCCCACATCTCCGCGGAGGCGGGCAGCCGCCACAGGGCGCCCGGGTCGGCCGAGAAGACCTCGTTGTAGTCGATCCGCTCGCCGGTCTCCGGGTCACGTTCGGGGAGGTCCTTGTCGCTGTCGACCTTGATCCCGCGCTGGCGGAACGCCTGCAGCGTCGCGATCGTCATGCCCTGCAGCACCATGTGGTCGAGCCGGTCGAGCAGGTCGCGGTGACGCTGGAACTCGCCGATGCCCTCCTCGTTCCGGTACCGGAACACGGGCACGAGGGTCTCGGCGCCGGGGGGCAGTGCCTCGCCCGCCTCGCCGCCGGCGTCTTCGTCCCACTCCCACGAGCTCGAGAACCGGGCGCCGTCCTTCGACGCCGTCTTCCGGTCGTGGAACGCGCGCCACACCCGGCCCGCGCGGTACAGGTACGCGTAGTCCCGCTCGTCCTCCTCGTGGTGGAAGAACTTGCCAGCCGCGACGACCTTCGCCTGCACGACCGGGTCGTGGATCGTGACGACCTGCCGCGGGTCCTCCGCGGTGTACCGCGGCTCGCCGTCGTACACGCCGACGATCGCGTACGCGTTGCCCGCCGAGAGGGCGAGACGGTGCACGTCGTCCGACTCGTCCTTCATCCCCGAGCGCTTCACCATGCGCCACGCCTCGGGGTCGCCCGTCACCGCGTTGTCGACCGCCGTCATCACGGACTGCACCCGCAGCGGGTACTTCACCGCCTTGACGACCATCTCCGCGAACGCCGTGCGGGACGCCTTGAAGAACCGCTTCGCCGAGTCGGGGGCGTCCTTCAGCGACGACGGGATCGGCGCGTTGCCCTCGTACCGCGCGAACAGCTCGTCGACGCCGCCGCCACCCTCCGACTCCGGCTTGCGGCGCTTCTCGAGCTTGTCCGACAGCCGCTTCAGGTACCAGCCGGGGGAGTCCTTCGTGGTGATGTCGATCGTCACGGGGCCTCCCTCCTCACCTGAGTCGGCGCGGGCGTCCTGCCCGGCGCTGGATGTGCTCTCCGGCCTTCACCGCGTCGAGGTAGGCCTGCCACGACAGCAGGGCCGCCATCGCGGCGTCGAACTTCCGGTCGGGGTGGATCTTCCCGAGGATGAACATCGGGTCGCCGTTGTCGTCGACGAAGTTCGTCTTCGCCTGCCCCGCGTTCGCGATGTGCCGGCCGAAGTCCTCGTGCAGCGGGTCGTCCGCGGTCCACCCGAGGGCGCCCGACGCGATCGCCTCCTGGTAGGCGCGGATCGCGTAGGCCGTCGTCTTGTAGCGGTTCGTCCACCACTCCTCGACGCGGCCCTTGTGCTCGCCGGCCCACGTCCCGACCTCGGTCACCCAGTAAGGCGGGTCGCAGTACATGCGCCACACCTCGTACCGGTCGAACAGCTCGTCGACCTTCTGGTTCACCTCGTCCTCGGGGACTTCCCAGTCCTCGACGTCGAGGTCCCGCTCCCAGATTGCGGCGAGCTCCTGAGTGCCCGTCGCGAGGTCCGTGACGACGAACGCCGTCGAGTCACGCCGGCGAGCGCCGTCGAACCCGGCCACGACCTTCGCTCCGGCCGGGATCCGCGTACGCAGGGCGCCCTCGTCGCGGCCACCCACCCGCAGCAGCTCGCGCCACCGCTTCGTGTCGAACGCCTGCTGGCCGGACCGCACCCACCGGTTCAGCCACACCCGCTCGAGGTACGACGTGTCCGCGCCCGGCCGGTCCCACTTCGACGCGATCTCGTCGAACTGGCCCGGCCCGAACTCGCCCGCCGGCCCCGTCGCCTCGTCGACCGCCTGAATCCGCTCGGCCTTGTCCGTGAGGTCGTGACCGCCGTCGTCCGTCCGGTACACGTAGAACAGGTCCGGCCGCTCGATCTTGCCGTCTCGAATGGCCTCGGCCTCGGTGTGCACCTGCTCGGCGACCGAGCCCTGACCGAGCTCACCCGCCGTGCCGACGTACAGCGACCACGGGTCGTCCAGCGGCCGCTTCGGAAGGTTCGCGTCCATCGTCTGGTGCGCCTCGAGCTGGCGAGGCAGGTACAGGCGGTGCGGCTCGTCGAAGCAGTTCAGCGTCGTGCGGGCGCCGTCACGCGACCCCGGGCTGTTCGCCAGGGGAACCGCCTTGCCGTCCGCGCGCCCGTACTCGTCGATCCGGACGATGCGCTCCTGCGAGACGTCGAACAGGTCCGCGTCGGGCCCGTTCTCGATGATGTACGTCAGCGCGCCGAACGCGAGCTCCTCCACCTGCTCGACCGTCACGGCGAGCATCGGGATGTACGGGGACCGCACCGGCCGGCCGACCGGGTTCCCGTCGGCGTCCCAGCCGTCGAACCGCGTCGGACCCTCGGCGTGCAGCTCGCAGAACGCGATGAGCGCCATCTTCTCGGTCTTCGCGAGGCCCTTCCGCACCGACAGCCCGCACCGCTTGAACCGGCGCCGGCCCTCCCACGGGTGGCCCTTCGGGTACACCTCGAACGCCCGGTACAGAAACGCCCGGAACTCCGGATCGATCTCGTACGGCTGCCCCTGCAGCGAGCCCGGCCCGTAGACCGCGCGCTCCTCGATCAGGTCACAGATCTGCGGGCCCAGGGTCGGCCAGTACTCCTCGTCCGGCCCCGGGACGACCAGGAGCACGTCAGCTCACGACGCGCAGACCCCCGCGAGGGTCGTCGCCGTCGCCGTCCTTCTTCGGCCTCTGCGTTCGCGGCGCCTCGCGGCGACGCTCGCCGCGGTCCTCGACCTCGTCCGTGCGCTCGACCTCCGCGCGCAGCCGCATCAGCGCCAGCGGGTTCAGACCCAGCCGGTCGGACAGCATGCGCGCCTCGGTGCCAGCCGCGAGGTTCCCCTGCTCCGCGCGGATCTTCCACCGCACGTACTGGGCGACCTCGCGGTGCGCCTGCGCTTCCTCCCAGATCACCGCCTGAGGCGTCGCCCACAGCTCCGTCCACAGCGCGACCTCAGCGTCCGTCGCCTGCTCGATCTGCAGCGTGAGCGTCGCGGCGACCAACTCGTTCGTGTTGAGCTCCCGGCGCAGACGGCCCTTCTTCCGACCGTCGTCCTCCTCAGAGATCTCGACCTGTAGCGCCGCCACGCGGTCGCGAGCCAGCTCGAGCCGCGCCGTCAACGTCACGTCGGCCGGCAGCGGCCACGCCGGCGCCGCACCCTCACGCCCCTTCGACGGCAGCGTCCGGAAGTCGGCCTTCGGGTTGTTCCGCCGAGCACGGGTGCTCGGATGCTTCGGCGCAGGACCAGGCATGACGACCTCCCATGGCGGGGGAACGAACGGGCCCGCCCATGTCGGGTCAGCCCGGAGCCAGCGCCTGCCGGCTGTTGCACGAGCGGCACAGCACCGCGAGACGCGACGTCGTGCCACCCAGCGCGACCGCGGTCGAGTGCGCCGCGGTCAGATCGTGCGAGGGATGCTCGGGGCGCTCCCACCCGGGACACACCCACCCGTTCGCGGCCACCCACACGGCGACGGCCTGACGCCGACGCTCGCGCTCCCTCGGGTTCCGCGCCGCCACCGAACTCGGCGACGGCGGCCGCCGCGAGTGCTCCGCGCAGTACGTCCTGCCGACGACCCGCGCCTCACACCCAGTCCGGCCACACGGCTTCGGCGCTCGCGGCACGGCACCTCCCCGGGCCAGATGTGACCACCACCGAAGACCCTCCGAACCCGTACAGCCGAAAATCTGCAGACCCCAGCGGTACGGGGCGGTGGTGGGGGGAGGGGGTGGTGGCCCCCCTCCCCGTTGGCGGTGGGCCCGTCGAGACTTCACCCTCGTCATCCAGGCGCTTCGATGCGATCGTTGGCCGCGCGAACTGGTTCACGATCGAGGGGGATCTGATGGCGGAGCGTTTGGTTTACCAGCGGTCAGACGGCAAGTGGGCGTGGCGCCTGAGTGCCGACAACGGTGCGGTCATCGCGACCGACGGCGGGCAGGGATACGACAACGTTGATGACTGTCGGAGCATCGCCGACCGGATCACCAGTGGGGAGTTCGCTAACGCGGAGCGACTCTGGATCGAGCCGAAGTCCTAGGCGTCTGCCTCCTGGCGTGAGGAAGCCCCCGGTGCGCGTCGTGCGCTCGGGGGCTTCCTGGTTCCGGGGTCGGTGAAGCCTCGGAGACGTTGCACCCAGGATAACCACAAATCTGCGAAGTCTGCTGGGACCCTCCTCCGGGGCGTGGCGATGCCCCGCCGTCCTGGCTTGCTGGGGTGGGCACCACGGTTGACCGTCTTCGGAATGGCGGCTGACGCGAGGGAGAGTGCATCCGCGTGCGACGACGTCGATGAAAGGTAAGCCAGCATCTTGCCGCGGCCGCGCTACGGGTGGGGCAGGCGAAGGATCGCAGATCCCGACCCTTCGCCTGCCCGCGTCACATCCTGAAGACGAGCGTCCCCGCGCTGATCAGGCCGATCACCAAGACGGCGATGCCGAGCCACCCAACCGCGATTCCGGCGATCGCGAGGCGGCGCGGATTCTGCAGGTCGGTGCGATGAAGCACAACATGGCCAAGAATGATCCCGGCTACGGATCCAATTGCATTGATCCACAGTGCCGAGAGCAAGATTGACACTGCCGCCAGGATCCAAGCAAGCTTTCGAGAAATCGGACGCGACTTCGTGGCGTTCAAGTTCTCGCTAGAGCTTTCCATCGTCATGTTTCTCCTCAGTCGTGCTGCAGGTCACGCGCTATTTGCCCTCGTTCATGGAACGATCTGGTGGCACTGCTCGCCCTTGTAGTAGCCGTTCACGTAGAGGCGAGCGCATTGCAGGCCGCGCTTCACTGCGCGGTCGGTCGGGTTGATCCACTCGAAGTAGCTGCCGCAGCCATAGATGGGACCGGACACGGTTGAGTAGATCGTGCCGCCGTAGCGGTTCTGGAACTTGAACTGAACGTTGCAGGGGCGAGCGGCGACCGTGTAGCTGGCGCCCTCGCTGGTGAGCTTCAGGCCCGACCCCTTGACGATGTGGGTGATCTGACCCTTCGGGATGGGGATGGTCACACCCTTCCAGGAGAACGGGAACGCCGAGATGTACGCAAAGCCAGTCGCGCTCATCGGGGTGATCTCAGGGGTGCACGAGCTGTTCGGAAGCGGGACGTAGTCGTCCCGGGTGGGGTCGGTGTGCTGGACGGTTCCGCCGAGAGTAACTTCTTCGGCGGGCGCATCTGCTGCGCCGGATTCGGCGTCATAGATCCCGTCGTCCATGACGATGTCGGGCTGAATGCCCAGGTCGTCAGGCACCAAGGCCTCCGGGCACAAGTCAGCAGGGCTGCTCGGCTCGACCGGGAGGGTGTCGGCCTGCGCTGGTGTTGTGGTTCCTGCGATTGCAAAAGTAACGGTGAGGAGTGCCGCGGCTGCCGTAGCAAACGCTCGTCGTCGTGCAAGCACCTTCATGGTATACAAAGGCCTCTCTTGTAATATCAACGTTGACATGAATCGCACAGAAATGCGCTTCGTTGCGCTTTCAGTGGCGACGGCGGCACTCTAGCATGTGCTCAGGCAACAAAGAGGGAACGCTCGGCCTCGCGTATGACGTGGTGTACGCCCGCCTCATGCGACGTGTCCTTCCAAGCGGTGGGTGATGTCTCCGAGGCGGTACAGGTCGGCGCCGCGCACGTCCGTGCCGGCGGGCGGGAGGTGGCCGCGGTGGATCCAGGAGCGGAGGGTGGCGGCGTTCAGGCGGGGGTAGATGCGGCGGGCCTGCTCGGTGGTGACGAGGGCGTCGGGGTGGGTGTCGGGGAGCTGCTGGTGGACGAGCATGTTGGTGTGGTGGAGGCGGGCCTCGCTGGGCCACTCCATGCGGCAGCGGGTGCACTTTCGGACGTCGTCGAGCCCGTCGGTGGTCCAGTCGCGGATGATGCGACCGCCGCAGTGGACGCAGGGCACGGGCTCGCGCTCGGGGGCGATGCCGAGGAGGCGGCGCACGGTGGCGCGGACCTGCAGGGCCTCGCCGCGGTAGTCGGCCCACGCGGAGTCGGCGGGGTTCTGCATGGCCCAGAGGGTGCGGTCGAGCAGGTAGCCGAGGGGGTCGTCGCCGGTGGTCTCGTCGCGGGCGGTGGCCCACGTCTCGGCCCAGTCGCGGAGGTAGGCGACGGCGTCGTCGGGATGCTTGACGGCGGCGATGCGGGTGTCCTCGGGGTCCTCGATGATCTGGTCGAGGCCGAAGGGGAGGCGGGCGGCATCGTCCGAGCCGGTTACCTTGTCGCGGTCGTAGCGGATGGCGCGCAGGTTGATGAGCTGGACGCCGAACTCGAAGGTGGTGATCCACTCGGCGACGTCGGCGACGATGCGCCGGGCGCGGGTGACGCACCGGTCGCAGACGGTGTTCGCGGTCTCGAGCGGGTCGCCGCACTGGGTGCAGGGCATGGCGGTGTCGCCGCACTGGGTGCACGCGTACTCGGCGGCGGTGATGGCGATCCACTCGTGGTGGCAGCGGGTGTCGGTCACGTGGCGTCCTCCTTGCTTGCCGGATGAAGGGGGCGAAGCACCTCGACCGTCGGCGTGGTCTGCTGGGAGGCTTCGTCCGTGGAGTTCTCGGAGGGGATGAGCGGGTGGGTAGCGGGGCTGCTCGCGGCGGCGGTCACGATCGGGTTCACGGCGTGGTGGGACTCGCGTGTCCGCCGACAGGAACGGCTCGAAGACGCGGTGTCCCGGTTAGAAGCGGCGGCGTCGGCCATGACGTTTGCTGCGATCTCGGTGCGGCACAGGTCGGAGGACGCCAAGGTGCTGCTGGCCGCGAATCGGGAACTCGGCATGGCCTTCGTCACCGTGCGGGGGCTGGCGTGGCGGTCCGCATTTTTCCTGGTCCCCGCGCGGTGGGTAGCGCCCGCCCGGTACGGCTTCGGGATGACGGTGGCGGTCCTGTTCAAGTGGTGGCGCGAGGGAGTGACCCTTGAGTCGGGGAACGAAGAGCCGTACCTCGAACACGTCGTCGAGTCGTGTCTGGCGACGAACGCCGCCTGCGCGATCTGGACGTCGACGCCGCGGAGGTACTGGCCGGGGCGCGATATTTCGGCGCGGTTGCTGAAGTCGGTCCGTGAGGACGACGGAGACGTTCCGCTGTAGGTGGCGGGGGTCACCGGATCTCCTTCGCGGTGAGCTTGAGGCGGGCGTCCAGCAGGGTGTCGAGGTCGGGGTGCTCGGGGTCGACGGTCCGCAGGCGGCGGAGGGCCCGGTCGATCGACGTGATGCCCGCGGTGATCTCGTAGGTGAAGCCGGAGGCGCCGCGGACGTAGGGGGGAGTGGCGTCGAGGTAGACGCCGGCGGTGTCGGTCACAGGGGCCTCCACTGGTAGGTGAACGGGCTGGTCTTGCATCCGCCGCAGTAGGTCGAGGTGAAGGTGGGGAACACCCAGTCGACGCGGCGGGCGTGTTCGCGGCAGGCGGGGCGGCCGCGCTTCCCGCAGCAGGTGTTGACGGCGATGAGGGTGGCTTCGTGGTCGCAGTTGGGGAGGGCGCAGACGACGGGCTGTTCGAGGTCGACGTCCAGGTCGACGAGCTCGTCGGTGGCGGTCACAGGTACTCCCTCGTGGTGTAGCCGCCGTCGCGGATGCGGAGGATGTAGGCGAGCCCGTCGTCGTCGTGCTCGACGGGGTACTGCTGGCCGTCGCGGTAGACGAAGACGTCAGGGCCGGTGAGCTTGTCGCGGTACGGGCGGGTCATGACGCGCTCCCGAGCTCGTCGAGGACCATCAGCGCGGAGAGCCGGGTGCCGTTCTGCCGCGCGTCCTCCGCCAGCGCCCGCACGGCGTCCAGCGCCTCCGACAGTCGGTGGTTCTCCACCATGCGGTCGGCGGAGCGCTGGCCCACCTCGTCAAGCTCGGTGCGGGCCGCGTTGTAGAGCCGCCGCCACTCCTCGCGCACGAGCTGCAGCCGCTCGACCTCGACCAGCAGCAGGCGTACCTCGTCGCGCCACCGGTTCGTCCGGGTCTCGCCGCACGCGCAGCCGACGTACGGGTCGCGGTCCGGGTCCGGGTAGCAGTCGTCGGCATGCTCCTGGTGCGCCACCCTCGCGCGGATGGCGTCGAGGTCGATGTCGGTCATGAGTCCTCCGAGCGCTCGGGCCAGGCGACCTTCGCCATGGCTTCCAGGTGGGTCTTGGGCAGGTCGTCGATCGGGTGGCCCAGCGCGCGGGCTCCCATGGCGGCGAGCACGAGCGCGTCGGTCTCGTCGTTGCCGCGGGTCTCGACGTCGGGGTACCGGCGGACGACGGCGGCAAGCACCTCGTCCTTGCCCGCGTTGCCCTTCCCGGTGGCGTACTTCGCGCGCGCCGCCGGGCTGACGACGGCGACGGGGATGTCTCGGGCGAGCAGGCTGTCGATGACCAGCCACCACAGCCCGGCACGCTCCGACGCCTGGCCGCTCCGTGACGAGAACGCGAGGCCCTCGACAACGGCGAGGTCGGTCCGAGTGCGAGTCCAGTCGCCGACAGCGTCGACGATCGTGAGCAAGCGGATCCGGCGGTCGCCGAGGCTCGATCCGAGCGGCTTGGTCCGGATGCGGTCGACGACGGCCGGCGCGACCGCGTCAGGGACGACGGACGCGAGGCCGGTGCTCGTGAGGGACAGGTCCAGGCCGACGATCTTCATCCCGTCACCTCCACATGCTCGCCGAGGTGCCCGAGCGCCTTCATGAGCGCCTCAGCCTGCGAGGCGAACCACCACGAGCACGGCGTCGTCGGCACGAGCGCGCCGAGCTCCGCCGCCTCGGTGTTCACCTCGAGCCGGCAGCAGCACACGTGGCAGTGCGCGTTCCACGGCGTGCCGGTTGCTGCCTTCGTAGGGACGCGCTCCACTCGCGTGTACGCGTGGCGTCTGTGGGTCACGAGTCCTCCTCGGGCATCTGCGGCAGGCGGTCGACCTGCCAGTCGTCAGGGTTGGCGCCAGCGGCCGCGATGATCCGGTCGCGCTCGGTGGCGTCCAGGTAGCGTCCGGCTGCCGCGGACTCCTCGAGTGCGTCGCGGGCGGCGTAGGGCAAGCCGTGGAGGTCCTGCGGCAGCACGGTGGTCCACGGGTCGCCGGTCATGACGCCCACTCCTGCCCGATGCTCGCGGGGCCGATGTTCTCGGGCGTCCACGGGAACGGGTTGCGCGGGTCGGCGTACATGACGCTCGGCCAGGCGCGCCCGGTCTCCCGATCGCCACGCCACCGCACGACGTCGACCATGCGGTGCGCGTCGTCCGCTGGTCCGCCCTCGGCCTCGGTGCGGCGTCGCAGCCCGAAGCCGAACTCTGGCCACCCGAGGAGGGCCGACGAGCCGCGGGGACGCAGGTCCCGCTCGCCGCCGCCGGACTGCGTGTGCCCGGCGTGCGCCTCGATCGCCAGAGCGACACCGCGGGCACGGAACCCGTCGAGCGCGCTGATGATCGGGGCAGCGTCGTCGTCCGACGTGATCGCCCGGTTCGAGAGCTTGTACAGCGGACCGATGACGAGCAGGTCCGGCGTGTGCTGGTCGATCAGGCGGTGCACGGCGCCGGCATCGCGGGGGTCGCTCACGATGACGCGCCCCTTCGGCAGGTCCTCGACGGTGGTGACGTGCATGTGCTGACGCGGGTCGGTGCCGAAGCGGGCTGCCGCCCCGGCGATGTGCCGGGCCTGGCGTCGCCACTGCCGCTGGTTGTTCTCGGCGTCGACCACGAGCACACGGATGGGCTCGGTGTGCTTAAACGTTGCCGGGTGGACGCCGGCGGCCGCGCAGATGGCGAGCTGACGCATGAACGTCGTCTTGCCGCCGCCCTCGCCACCGGTGAGCACGAGGCGGTCCATGCGCTCGAGCAGGTCGGGGATCAGCCAGTCGTAGGGCTCGTCCTCGGCGTCGAGCAGGTCCCCGAGGGTGCGGGTGGTGATCGCGGACGACCCCGCCTTGCTCAGGGCCTCCCACTCGCCGCGCGCGGCCTCCATCTTGTCGGCGTGCGACATGTCGGCGTCGGACAGCTGCTGCATGCGCACGCCGAGGGCGTTGAGGGCCCGGGAGTCGGCGGCCTCGGACACGATGCGGGCGTACCGGGCGGCGTTCGCGGTGACGGGTGTCTTCTCGACGAGGCGGAACAGTTCAAGCCCGTCGATGCCGCGCTGCCCCCGCTCGCGCAGGGCCGCGTCGACCGTGACGGCGTCGACGGCCTGCCCGGACGACCAGAGCGCGGCGGCCGTCTCAAACACGACGCCGAGGACGGGGGAGGCGAACGACGCCTCGGTGACGAGGGTGGTCGTCTCCCGCATGGTGTCCGGGGCGCGGAGGGTGGCGCCGACGAGGGCGCGTTCCGCGGTGCTGGTGTCGGTCACGTCCCCTCCTAGCGGTACTTGTACGGGTTGAGGCGCATGTCGCGGGCGAGCTCCGGTGAGATCTCGGGGCCCCGGGCTTCGCGCCACTCGGCGATGCGGTCGGTGAGCTGGTCGTTGGCGTCGAGCGACAGGACCACCGCGCTCGGCGATCGGGCACCGGCGGCCCGCAGGTGTGCGACGAACGCCTTGCGGTCGTCCTCCCCGAGCCCGGCGGCGAGGAGGACGGCGTTGGAGTTGGTGCGCTCCGGCTTGGGCTTCGGCTCCTCGGCGGCGGCGTTCGTCGGGGAGCCGGAGCTAGGAGTAGGAGTAGGAGTAGTAGTAGGGGGTACCGAAACGGGACCCAAACCGTCGGATACGTTTGCCCCAAACGGAACCGAAACGGGACCCAAACGGGTACCGAAACCGGACCCAAACGGGTCGTCGGGCAGCGTCCGTGTGCGCGGGTCGAGCGGCTCACGCTCGAGCAGCTCGGCGACCGACGGCTTGCTCCACCCGGCGAGGTCCGGCTCCCGCTTCTGGATCTTCCGGGCCTCGTGCACGAGGACGCCGCGGATGATCGGGGAGGCGACGCCGGCGAAGGCGTTCGCGAAGGAGACGGCCATGCGGGGCTGCCGCATGAGGCCGTCGAACCGGGCCCACGACCGGACGAGCACCTCCTCGGTGTCGTGGTCGATCACGATGAACAGGCGCGCCTCGAGGCAGCGGGCGATCGTCTCGAGGTCGTCGCGCGTGCGCCCGGTCATGAACCCGGTGAGCTTCCCGGGCCGCCAGTCGACGACGCCGCAGTAGGTGAGCTCGGGGTGGGTCCAGAGCAGGAAGTACAGGTGCTGGGCGTCGGCAGGCAGGGCGCGGAGGTCGTCGTCCTGCCACATGGCGACGTTGAAGCGGGCGTACTCGCGGGCCATCAGGTGTGCACCTCCTGCGGTGTGGCCGTGGCGGCGAGGATCTCGTCGCGCAAGATCTCGACCGACTGGATCGTGCGGCGCAGGACGTCGAACTGCTGCAGTGTGTACCGGCCGGCGAGCCCGCGGCGGGCCTCGTCGAGGTCGGCGTGTTCGCGCAGGAGGGCGGCGACGTCGGCGAGGTCGAGGACGGTGGTCCGCTCGCCCGCCCACGCGTACTGCTCGTACCCGTCCTCCGAGTGCACGGCGACGACGTGGCCGACGCCGAGCGCCCGGTGGATCAGGTCGAGCTCGGCCTGCAGGGCCTCGGCCTCGGGCATGGAGCGCATCCGCATCGCGACGGCGGCCTTGATGCGCTCGTCGTCGGCGGCGCACATCTTCTGCCGCGCGGCGTCGACCTCGGCGCGGATCGCCTCAGCGCGGAGCGTGTCCTGCCGGGCGATGATCGACCGCGTCGCCGCCCACGACGGCGTGCGCTCCGGGTGCCGGCGGGCCGGGGTGACGACCTTCATGCGCGTCGTCGACCGGCCCGGGACCATGAGGCCCCACCCGTCAGGCAGCTCGCCCTCCTGGACGACGCCCGGCACGGTGACGAGCCACCACTCGTGGCACTGGTCAGCCCACGCGTCGGCCTTGCCCGGCTTGTTCAGCTCGTTGAGCCAGTCGGAGCGGGATGCCTTCACCTCGTGGCCGACGAGCAGGCGGCCTGACGTGCCCGTGAACCCGACGTACAGGGCGTCGCAGCGCGTCGAGTGCGTGCCGCCGTTCCACCCGACCTCGGGGAGGAACACGCCGCCGGGAAGCGGGGCGCCCGGCTTGATGTAGTGGCGGCGCAGGCGGCCCATGAGGTCGGCCGTGATGGTGCGGTCGGAGGGCTTGGGCTCGATGGTCTCGAACAGGTCGGTCATCGGGTCACCGCCTCGGGCTTCTCGGGCACGGGCGTGTGCCCGTTGATGACGCGGTGGTTGTGGCGGCCCGACGAGGTGTTCTCATAGCGGGTGCCGCACGTGTTGCAGGTCGGCTGCTTCATGCGGCGGCCCTCCACTGGTCGAGCGGGATCACGGGGACGCCGAGCGCGTGCGCGACGTGCACCTCGAGCTGGGCGCCACGGGAGGCCTCCCAGCCGGGGAGCACGGCGAGCGCGTCGGCGACCAGCACGTCGATGAGGTCGAGGCGGAGGTACGCCTCCCAGGACTCCTGCTCCGGGTGTCGTGCCGGGTTCGAGACGACGTGCCCGAAGTTGGTGAGCGCGTCCTCGGCGGCGAAGAACGCCGGGTAGTTGTGCTCGGGGTAACCGGTCATGGGGCCGGAGATGTAGACCTTCACGCCGCCACCGCCTCGCCCGTGATGGCGGCCACGACGGTCGCGACGAGGTCGCGGGCGGCCGGCGGCGTGACGGCGTTGCCCGAGAGCTTCACTTGCTCGCGGCGGTTGCCGACCATGCGGTAGTCGGCGGGGAACGCCATCGCCTGCTTGATCTCGTCGGGCTCGAGCATCCGGAAGCGGACGTCGTCGAGGTCTAGCGTGGGGCGCGCGGCCTGCAGCACGGACTGGTGGCCCGCGGTGGTCACGGTGCGCACGGGCTCGCTGGCCGGCGTGGTCATCTCGGGCCCGCCGCCGTTGTTCCGGTGGATGAGGGCGTGGTGGTTGCCCGACGCCGTGACCGTGGCGAGCGGGTCCGCAGCCGGCCGGGCCGTCGACCCGCCGCCCCGGAGCTCCGCGAGGAACGGCGGGAACGCAAGGCCGGTCTCGTTGCGCGTCGTCTGCGCGCGCAGCGCCCGGTCGGTCGACGTCGCGACCTTGCCCTCCCGGCCCTCGACGGGCACCGCGAGGGGGTGCCACGCGAGGCCCTTCGACACGGTCGTGTGCACGGTGCGCGTCGGGTCGGTGATCGGCCAGACCCGGTAGTAGCTGCTCGGGTCGCCGTAGCCGGGGTGACGCGGGTTCGTGGCGTCGTAGGTGTTCCCGGCCGCCTCAGCGATCATCGGGCCCCAGTACCGCTCGATGCCCACCTGGATGCGGCGCATCGTCTTCTCGGCGAGCGGCTTGTCGCGGTCGCCGAGCCGGATACCCGGGTTCGACCAGTCGATGATCGAGCTCGCCGGGAGCCACGCGGGCTCGACGACCTCGTTCCGGCATGCGGCGTTCGGGCACCGGTAGAGGTACTGCGAGCGGTAGCGGCCCGGGCGGGTCTGGCCGTTGCGCTTCTTCCACCACTGCATGGCGTCCACGACCTCGTCGCAGCGCGGGCAGTACGCGCGGGGGCGCTGCATGCGCTCGAAGTCCGGGGCCCGCTCGCCATCGCGCCAGAACGTGACGTAGACACGGTCGCGGGACTGCGGAGCCGGGGCACCGAACGCCTGCGCGTGCATGCTGTTCATCGACACGATGCGGTGCCGGTAGCCCATGGCGTACATGGCGCCGAGCCATGACTGGAACAGGCCGCCCTTCACGCCGCGGGGGGACGACCAGTCGACGACCTCGACCACGTTCTCCACGAGCACGGCGCGGTACTCGTGCGCCTCCGTGAAGCGCACGACGTCCCACATGGTCGCCCGGGACCGTTCGGCCGCCTCGTCGGGAAGCACGTCGCCGAAGAGGTCGGCCTGCTTCGGCGCGGCCTTGCGACCCTTCGCGCGGGAGTGGTTCGTGCACTCGGGCGACGCCCAGAGGATGTCGGTCCCGCGCACGTACCGGGGGTCGGTCTGCGAGATGTCGGCCTGCAGGTGGTCGACGTCGGGGTGGTTGGTGTTGTGGGTCTCGATCGCCTTGTCCCAGTGGTTCGCGGCGAGGCGGACCTGCACGCCGGGCACGCTGACGGCTCCCGTGGAGCTGCCGCCGGCGCCGCAGAACAGGTCGGTCATGGTGAGGTTCGCGGTCACGCCGTCACCGCCTTCGCTCGCAGTGCGCGCTCGTCGGGGGTGAGCGCCGCCCACACGCCGTGGCGCGTCGATGCGGTCTCGGTCGCGAGGGAGTACGCGAGGCACGCGGCCCGCGCGGGGCAGGCGCGGCAGACGACCTTGGCGGCGGCCTCGCGCTGCCGCCGCGCCTTCCCCTTCTCGCCGGCGGGGGAGAAGAACAGCTCGGGGTCGGCGTCGCGGCAGACGGCCTGGCGCGTCCAGTCGCGGAAGGAGAGGGGCAGGTCGTTCACGCCGCGACCTCCGCTCGGTCGCGGAGGATGCGCTTGCGCTCCATCCAGCTCGCGCCGCCCCACACACCCTCGCGGTACCCGTTGGCGAGGGCGACCTCGAGGCAAGCCTCACGGATCGGGCAGTGGGCGCAGACGGCCTTGGCCGGGCGGGTGCTTCCGCCCTTCTCGGGGAACCAAGCCTCGGGGTCGGACTGGGCGCAGAGGGCCACCTCGGCCTGCTCGGGCGTGAGGATGGCGACGGGCATCTCGACGAGGGGCGCGTAGTCGGTCACGACTCCTCACCGCCCGCGGCCGGCTCGGCGGTGGCAGCCTGCGCAGCGTCGGCCTCGAGCGTCTCGATGACCTGCCCCGCCTCGGCCTTCGTGAGCTCGGACCGGGAGGCGACGACGCGGCCGATCGTCTGCGTGACGAACGTGAGCGCGTGGTCGCGCTCGGTGATCCCGGCAGCCTTCATGAGGGCGCCGATCTTCGACTGCTGCGCCTGCGTCGCCAGGGGCTCGCCCGGCGGGTCGGCGGCGGGCGGCTGCGCCGCGGCGATGACGTCCGCGGCGGACTCCCGGCGCGGGCGGGCGGGCTCGACGTCGGTGTGCTGCAGCTCGTCCACGGTGTACAGCCCGGACAGGTCCTGCGGGAACGCCATGCGCCACGCGAGCGCCTCGGCGCACTTCGCGAGCATCCCGGCGGGACGGCTGGCCCACATCGATGTCAGGGCGCCATCGCGCTTCTTTCCGACGTACTCGTCGTACATGGCGACGGCGGTGAAGGGCGCGCCGTTGCGGGAGATCGTGACGCGGGCGGCGAGCGGCGTGCCCCAGGACGACGGCCACAGGTCGCGCCACGACCCGTCCTCGTGCGCCCACTGCGGCGCGGCGATCGACACGCGCTCGCCGGCGGCGCGCGCGGCGCGGTGCCCGATGAGGCGGAACCCGTCGATGCCGGTCTGGATGGTCTGCTTGCCCTGCCGCTCGATCATGTAGATCTGCTTCGCGAACGGGTCCAGGCCGGACCGCTTCGCGACGTGGAAGAACAGGGCGGCGTCGGCCTGGCTGGTGTTGCCGCTGACGCCGAGGTGCCGCAGGACGGTCGCCTGCTCCTCGGTGAACTCGGTCTGCTCGGGTCGGATGGCGAGCGCGGTCTGCGTGGCCGCGGTGATCTCGGTGCTCACGAGAGGTACTCCTCGGGGTCGATGTCGGCGGCGGCGTGCCAGGTGGGCGGCCGGAGCGGGGTGATGCCGGCCGGGTAGCCGGGCCACTCGCCGGCCGCGGTGCACGCGGCGTACAGGTCGATCGCGGCGCGGCGCAGGCCGGCGCCGATCGTGAGGAAGTCGGCGTCGAGCTCGACGACGGACACGAGGTGCGGCTCGGTCGTCTCGACGACGATGTGGATGAACCGGTGCGGGATGCCGCAGAGGATCTCGGCGCCGTCGCGGTAGTGGTCGGCCTGCACGTCCCAGCCGAGGTTCCCGGCGTACCGGGCGAGGTGGCGCGGGTCGGCGGTCTGCCCGGTCGTCTTCACGTCGAGCAGCACGGGAGCGTCGGCGAGCATCCTGTCGAAGCGGCCCTTGCAGGCGACGTCGCTCTCGGGGTCGTGCCAGAAGGCGGAGACCTCGGAGTCGCCGGGCGCTTCGAGCAGGGCGCGGGCGTCGGCGTGGTTCGTGACGGCGTCGGCCATGCGCTCGACGGCGGCCCACTCGTCGGGCTTGATCGGCACGAGCCCCTTGGCGCGGGCCCCGGCGATGAACTCCTTCGCGTCCTTCGTGGAGGCCGCGCCGTTCGACGCGAGCACCTCGGCGGGGACGACAGTGACGTCGAGGCCGGCGCCGAGCACCTTCGCGTGCACGGCGTGCCCGAGGTCGAACGCCTTCTTCTCGGTGCGGTGGGTGAGCTCGTGCTGGTAGCGGGCGGGGGAGTCGAGCAGGTGCTTGAGCCCGGTGGACGACAGGCCGGGCGCCTTGCGGTACTCGGCGTCGAGCATGTCGAGCACGATCTGGTCGACGGGTGCGGTCGTGGCGGTCATCGGGCCCCTCCTCTGCGGGATCGGTGGTACGTGCCGCGCGCGATGTGCAGGCGGGCGAGGCCGGCGAGCCAGGAGGTGCGGAGCCGGGGGTCGGCCGGGTACCGGCGGTCGAGCCAGTCGAAGTCGTCCTTCGCCAGCACGAGCTCGCGCCAGGCGGCCGCGGGGGTGGTCCTCATCGGGTGCCCCCGTTCGCGATCTCAAGGAGCACGTCGGCATGGCACGGCTGGTCGAGCGGGCACCAGCACGCGAGGTCGCGGCCGGCGAGCTCGGAGCGCACCTCGCGAACCTTGTCGTGCCGCCATGTCGCGGCGTGCGAGCGGTAGAGCCCGACCGCCTCTGCCCGGCTCCCGATGAGCACGCCAGCCGCGCGGCGCCCGATGGCGTCGATCCGGGCGCCGACGCGGAACGGGTTGCCCCACTTCGACGGACGGGCCACGACGACGGCGCCCTCGGGCTTGCGCCAGCCCTTCGTGCGGCGGAGCTGGATGCGCTTCGGGGCGGTCATCGCCGGCCACCTCGCTTCCGGTCGCGGTCGACGCGGTCCATGCCCCAGGCGGTGATGACGAGGAGCACGAGGCAGGTGATGGCTCCGGTCCACTCAGCGGGATCCATCGCGCACCTCCTCGGTCAGCGGGTACTCGACGCCGTACTCGTCCCGGATGCCGATGCGGCACGTCTGGTGCTGGGCGAGGAACGCGCCGGAGTGCCGCGCGAAGTACGCGGCGGAGTCGTGCCGGCCCGCGATGTTGGCGTCGTTGTAGGCCCGCCACAGAGCGCCGCTCTTGTGCCTCGCGACCATCTGCTCCCGGGTGGCAACCTCCTCGCGGATGCGCGGCAGGTCGTAGTGGTGCTGCCCGGACTCGTCCACGGCGCGCAGCGGCGGCGTGTGGTCGAGGCACTCGAGGTACAGCCACGTGCTCACGGCCGGACCTCCTCGTGCTCGGCGTCACGGAGTTCGCGGACGGCGTCGCGGTACTCGGCGCGCGCGTCTTCCAGCTCGGCGCGGCTGGCGCGGCCGTAGCTGTGGAACAGGCGCTCGACGCGGCGCATCTCGGTGCGCGTGGCCTCGACGCGGGCCTGCGCGGTGTCGACGTCGGTCACCAGAACCTCACCAGCCCGTCGCTAGCGGCGAGCGCGAGGCCCACCGTCCAGTCGTTCAGCCACTGCGCGTCGAGCGCGGGCGACGCGAGCAGCGCGACGCGGTGCTCGAGGAAGTCACCCAGCAGGTCGGCCGCGGCCTCGTGGCCGATGGCCCCCTCGTTGTCGGCGAACCAGACCAGCTCGAAGAACGGCCGGTCCTGGTAGCGAGCGAGGTAGTCGTCCAGGTCGGTCGCCGGGCTGGGGATGTCGAACATCTCGGCGATCGCGGCACGACGTCTGCCGTAGCCTCCGTACGAGCCGCCGTGCCAGTAGTGGTGCGCCGACTTGCTGATGTCGTAGTCGTGCTCGGCGATGAACCGTCCGTCCCCTCGCGCGACGTCGTGGTCGACGAGGCCTCGGGTCGAGCGGTGGAAGCCGGCGTAGGCGAAAGCGCTGATCCACGTCTCGCCCCAGCCGTCGAGGTCGCTGCGGTCGACGTCATCCGGGAGCACCGAGACGTTGCTGTAGGCGGTGATGTCGAGGCCCATCACGCGTCACCGCCCTTGCGGATGACGGCGAGCTGCGCGCGCAGCTCCTCGAGCCGCTTCTTCTCGCCGCGGTTGGCGAACCCGCGGCGCTCGATGCGGCCGAGCATGTGGCGGATGTCGGCAATGACGGCGGCCTCGGACGCCTCCTGCTTGAACGTCTCGACGTGCTCGGGCTGGGTCGCCATCATCGGGTCACCTCGATCGAGAGCAGGACGTATCCGTCGGTGAGGCCGACGGCGTGGCCGGAGGGCAGCACGTGCGTGACGCGGGCGGTGATCGGCTCGTCGTAGACGTAGCCGCCGGAGGCGAAGCGGCCCTGCGAGTCACGGCCCGGCGGAACCCACCGCGAGGGACGGGAGCCGACGTCGTTCACCCGGATCAGGTGGAGCGTGTCGCCGACCTGGAAGTCGCGGTCGTGCTTGCGGACCTCGGCCCGCTTCTCGCCGGCCTGCACCCGGTCGAACCAGGCCTCGCGGATCTTGAGCTCGTGGATCATCACGCCGCCGCCTTCGTCTCGGTCTCGGCGGGGTCGAGCAGCGCGAGCCACTCGGCCTTGCCCGACGTCTCCTCGCCCTCGGCGAACCGCACCGGCACGATCAGCCCGATGAAGTCCGCGCCGACCCGGATGAGCCACGGCTTCATCGCGTGCGTCGTCGGCGTGATCGTGATCGGGGTGTGCAGCGGCTGCCCGATGCGGAACTCGGCGAGGAAGTTCGGGTTGACGTTCATCGCCATCGCCTCGGCCGGCGGCTCCGCGTCGACCGCCTCGCGGACGAGGCGGTCGACCTTTGGGTACTCGCCGGCGGCGAGCGCGAACCGGAGCGACGCACCGGTGATGGCGCCCCGCTCGGTGTCGAAGCCGTCGGCGATCTCGACGTGGAGCTGGTCGCCCTCGACGGTGAGGCGGAGCACCGGGTTGTGGACCCTCGTCGCCCGGAACACGGTGCGGATGTGCTTGAGCGCTGCGACCGGGACGACGGCGCGGAACCCGTCGTCGGCCTGGACCGACTCGCCGAGTGCGCGACGCTGGAAGGCGATCTTGTAGCGGTCCGTCGCGAACGCGGTCACGTACTCGCCTGCCCGCCGGATGAGGACGGTCTGCAGGATCGGCACCATGCCGGAGGAGGCGGACTTCTCGGCGTGCGGGATGACGGGCGCGACCAGCGCGGCGAGGTCCTTCGCGCTGATGGTGAGGGTCGGGTTCGTCGGGGGCTTCTTCTTCGAGGTCATCGATTCTCTCGCTCTCGGTTCTGGTGCCGCTGGTGCTCGAGCTCACGGGCGGCGGCGCGTGACTCGTCCTGCGCGCGGTCGTGGTCGGCCCCGTGCTGTACGGGGGTGTGCCGCTCGGAGTGGCGTCGTGCGCTGCGGAGCTCGTCGCGCTCCCAGTCGTCGGTCACGTCGCGACCTCCTCGTCCTGCTGCAGCCGCACGACAAGGTCGTGGTGCTGGGCACGGTCGAGTGCCTTCCGCAGCGCCTTCACCGGCATGCCGAGCTCGTCGGCCGCGGTGGTGAGGCTGCGGCCGGCCGCGGCGTGCGCTCGGGCGGTCGCGACGCGCTGCTCCGCGCGGTCTGCGTGGCGGCGGGCGTTGAACGCGGTCCAGATGCTCATGCCCACCGCCGCCTTCCGAGGGGCGACTTCTCGGGCAGCGTGTCCCGGAGCTTCAGGACGGCGTCTTCGAGGTCGACGAGGGCCCGGAGGTTCAGCAGCACGGGGCCGCGCGAGCCGGGAGCCCAGACGGCGAGGTCGACGAAGCGGATCGCCTGGTCGAGCACCGCGCCCTCGGCGTTCGCGATCGCGTGACCGTTGGGCATCGTGCGCTCGACGACCTCGGCGGGAGTGGGCTCGGCGGGCCGGGTGACGCTGGCGAGCATCGCTTCCGCCCGGGCGAGCGCCTCGGCCTCCCGCAGCGCCTCGTTCCGGAGCGGCACGGGCGACCACCCGGTCGTCGTCAGCGGCGACTCGACGCCGGTCATGACTCCCTCACCGCCCGCTCGAGGAACGCGACAACGACGTCGTCGAGCACCGCGCGGGTGTCGTCGGCGTACGGGTCGTCGGAGAGCTTCGCCTTGAACTCCTCGACGATCTGCTGCGCCGCGTGGAGGCCCTCGGCGAACCCGGCGCGCTGGCCGGACGTGAAGCCCTCCTCCTTCGCGTGTGCGTCGGCGAGCTCGAGGAGGCTGTTCTCCTGGGCGTGCGCGACGGTGAGGCTGTCGCGTGCGGCCTGGGCGACGGCGGCGAGGGCGGCGAACTGGTGGTCGGTCATGAGGCTCGCGACGTCGGGCCGCTCGCCCATGTCCTCGACGGGCGTCTCGTCGTCGTCGTCGCGCGTCGCGTGGTGCACGTGCAGGAAGTGGTTGGCGGGGGCTGGGGTGTAGAACAGTTCCTCGACTCGCTGCGGTGCGGTGGCCCGGACGAACGCGTGAGGCTCGCCGGGCGCCGGGACTGCCGCACCCACGATGTGGTAGTCGTGGCCGCTGGCGTTGTGCACCAGCTCGACGACCTTGCCGTCGTCCTGGCGCTCGCTGGTGTGCACATGGTCCGTGCGGAAGGTGACGGCCGGGTCGGCGGGGAAGGGACCGCGGCGGGTGGGGACGTCGCTCATGACGTCGCCTCGATCCGGTAGCCCTTCGCGACCATGCGGCGGGCGACGACGTCAGAGACCGGGCCATCGACGTGGTCGAACTCGGCCTCGATCAGCGCCTTGCTGAACACCCGCACCTGCGCCTCGTCCACGGGCGGGTGCTCGCGGAGGTGGCCGACGATCGCGGCGTGGCCGCGGAGGTACTTCTCCGAGCGGCTAAGGGCCGTCTCGCCGTCGAGGTTCTCGTTGAGGATGTGTGCGCCGCCGGCCGAGATGTGACGGTCGTCGATCTCCACCTCCGGCAGCGGGCCATCGATCACGACGGCGTCGAGCGCGACGGCCCGGACCTCCTCGAAGTCCGCGGTGTTCGCCGCGTACACGGCGGCCAGGCTCGGCGAGGTGACGGACAGGATCTGGCCCGTGCCCCGGTCGCGGAAGTTGCGGTACGGCTGCTGGGTGCGCGGCGCCGATCTCGGCGCGGAGTGGTCGACCATGCAGGGCTCGCGGTAGCCGTCGCCGTCGGGGTTCATCGGGTCGCCTCCTCGAGGAAGGCCTCGACCTCGGTGACCATGTCCGGCGCCTGCGTGAACGCGAGCCGCTTCGCGTCGTACTCCTTCGCGGCCTCCCACGAGGCGAGCGCCTCGAAGTAGAGCGGGGTGTCGGGGTCGGTGGCGCCGACGGTGCGCAGCCACTCGTCGCGGCGGGCATCGTCGCCGTCGGCCCACAGGGCGATTCGGCTGCGCGACGGCCCGGCGATTCGGCACTCGTGCGGGCCGACGTGCTCCGGCGCCAGGCTGCACGTGAAGAACACGCCGGGCTGCTCGACGCTGTCGTGCCGGACGTTGCACACGTCGCGGTTGGCGTGGGCGACCCGGTCCATCTCGTCGAGCCGCGACGGCTCCGGGTGGGGGTCGGGGGCGGCGAGATTCCGCGCCACCCAAGCGCCGAGCCTGTCGCGGATGCGATGCCGCTTCGGGGTGTCCATCGGTAGACTCCTTGGTGTGTGGTGACCCCGCCCGGTTCCTAGGCCGTGAGGCGGGGTCGCTGCTTTCTGGGGTCAGCTCTTGATGCGGTCGGGCTTCCCGCGGCGCACCCATGCGCGCAGGTCGTCCGCGTCGATGACGGGCTTCGCGATCTGCCGCCCGTCGACCTCGGGGTAGTGGGCGACCAGGTCGCCAGCGCGAACCGCGCGGATGATGACGTCCCGCGAGAGCCCCGTCGCGGCGGCAGCGCCGTCGTAGTCGAACGAGACGGGGGTGATGGTGAGCGCGGACATCAAGCGACCGTCTTCGATGCGTGCATGCGGACAGAACGTCCGGCGACAGCGGATGTTGAATCGACGAAAAGGACGGCCGTGGGTACGGCGAGGGCCTCCGCGATGGCCTTGGCGAGGCTCGTGGTGCAGGCATCCTTGCGGCCGGCCACGAGGTGGCTGATGAAGCTCTTCGAGCATCCAGCCCTACGCGCCAGCATCTCGTAGCTGAACTGGCGCTGGTCGATCAGCGCCTTGAGCGTCGCCGCTGACGCGAGGATTGCCGTCGAGGGCTTCGGAGTTGGCGTGTTCATGGGTAGAACTCTTGCTCGGTAGGCGGCGTGGTGTCAAGTGTCTGCGGATGATTCATCGTCCTGGGGTAGACGGGCGAAGTGGGGCTGCGCTCCGTATCAGGCGCGATGCGACCTACTCTTGGTAGACGAAACGTCCGCTGAGCGGTGAAGGCTAGGTAGACGTTGCGGTGAACAGCGACCACCGCCGCCCGACCTGAGAGAGAGGCAGCACCGTGGGGTACCTGTGGGATCTGATCCAGAGCCATCTGGACACGTTTGGTGTCCGGGATGCTGCGTTCGCGCGCCGACTCGGTGTGTCGCCACAGACGCTCAACTCGATGAAGAAGCGTGGACTCAAGCGCCTCCCTGAGCGGGCACTGCTCGATGCAATCGCAAGTGCGATCGGGAAGCCATACGGGATGGTCTTGGACGCAGCGCTCATAGACACGGGGTACCTCGACGACGCTCGCGTGCCGGTTGCTCACGCCGACCCGTCACTCGACGCAATCATCGGCACTGTGGCCCGGAGGTCGCCGGAACTGCTCCCTGACCTTCTCGCGGTAATCCAAGGCTCGACAGAGTCGTATAGGCGCGGCCCTGGCAGGATCGAGGACATGCCAGGTCATCCTGAGCGGCGGGTAGGCATAGTGGCCGAGGCTGCGCATGAGAGTCGTCGCGTTGACGTCGTGCTCGCGGCGCGCGACCAGGACGACGATGACGAGGCTGAGGCGCAGCAGGAGGAGCCGTGAGCGATGCGAACGCGGCCGCCGAGGCGTTCTTCGCCTCTTCGCGGAATCCTCAGCGGCTCTCGGCGCAGCTGCCTGTCGTTCCGTTCGTGGCGCCGACTTGGGCCCAGGATCTCCCGCGGCTTCGCGCCTACGTCGACGAGACCGGCGACCGGGGAATGCGCGATACGGCGAGTCCGATCTTCGGCATGGCTGGCGTGATCGTCAACGAGCCGGGCGAGGCCGCCGCGCGGGCGGCCCTCCGAGGGCTTCGGGCGGAGTTCGGCACCCCTGCAGGGCGCCCGCTGTCATGGAAGAACGACCTCAAGGATCATGACCGACGCGTGCACGCGGCCTCCGTGCTATCGAAGGTCATGGGCCTACGGGTCATCTATGTTGCCGTCGAGAAGCGTGAACTCTGGGCCGGCACATACGGCGAGAGCCCGTTGTTGATGTACAACGTCATTGCCTACGAGACGCTCAAGAGGATCCTCTGGGCCGCCGCGCACTCGCGCCGCGGGAAGCATCAGGTGGAGGTTCGCTTCGGCCACGTGCGAGATCACGACCACACCGACACGCACAGGTACTTCCAGATCAAACAGGGCGACCGTGGGGTGCCCTTCGACGTCATGACGAAGCTCGAGTGGGTCGGCGCCCAGCAGTACGAGATGAGCCAGGTCGCCGACCTCTATGCGGGGTTCCTCAAGGCGGCGGTCTGGCCGAACAAGTACGGAGATATCGAGGGGCGCTACCTCACGACTGTCTGGTCCCAGATCCGGAACTCGGAGCAGTGTGTGATCTCGCTCGGGTTGCAGTATCGCCCGAGGTCGGAGCTCATCAAGGCGAAGCCTTGGTGGCCGTGCAGGGACTGCCCGAGCCAGTACTGACACGTCGAGCCCCCTGGGACTCCCAGGAGCCGATCCCTCGCGGGCAGAGGTGGCAGCACCTCAGGTCATCCTGGCGAGTCCCAGAGGGCTCGACATCACTATCTTGTCACCTACCACACTCGCCGTCCACAGGGCGCCACGTGACGTCGTCCACAGGTGTGGATGGAATCCGGCTCTGACGGTGGCGAGTGGTGGATCAGCCGCGCGTCGTGCTGCGCACCCGGGGCGACAGGTTGTACACCTGGCGGGGATGACTCTCGAGGACCTGATCGCTGCAGCCGAGGCGATGGGGCTGCACGTGAAGTGGATGGACCTTGGTCGGCGCGCGGGGGAGCTGCGTCGCTCCGGCCTGGTGCTGCTGAACCACCGCAAGAGCGTCCTCACCCAGCGGTGCACCCTCGCGCACGAGATGGGGCACTGGTCCCTCGGGCACGACTGGGCGCTCTATCACGACGTCGATCGCGACGAGCTCGCTGCCGACGCGTGGGCCGCCCGCCTGCTCATCGGCCCAGTCGACTACGCACTCGCCGAGCGTCTGCACGGGCCGCACGCGGGCGCGATCGCGCGCGAGCTCGACGTGTCCACCCGCCTCGTTGAAGTGTGGCGCTCAGAGGTGTGGAAGGGCGCGACCGCTGCGCGGCGCAGGGGACACCTTCGCGCGGTCTAGCCCCGCATCTGGATCGGGCCAGGTCAAGGCCCGGATGTCAGGATCTTCCACCTTCCGAGTCGGTCCGGAATTCCTGTCATGACGTGAGCCCCAGTTGGCCGGCCACGCCCGCGAGTGCTGCGCGGGTCCGCGTCCGGTCGGTGTGGAGGTAGGCCTTCGTCGACAGGATGCTCGCGTGCCCAAGGATGGCCGTGATCGTCGCGTCGTCCACACGGCCCATGCGCAGCAGGGTCGCGGCCGTGTGCCGGGCCTCGTACAGGTCCGGCCGGCGGCCGATGATCTCCGGGCCGTCCTCGTGCGGCGACGGCCCGGTGACGGCGACGTGTGCCTCGTCGGTGATCTCGTACCAGGCGGCCCGGTCGTCAGCGTCACGTTGCGGGCGCCCGTCGGCCTGTGGCCAGACGAGCCTGTGGCGGTTCGACGGCGCGACCTCCCGCCAAGCTGACAGCGACGCGACCATCCACGGCACGAGCGGGATGACGCGCCACCCGGACTTCGTCTTGGGGCGCACAAGGTGCAGGGACCCGTCGACCTGTCGGGCCTCGAAGCCGCGGGGCACGCGGAAGCCGGACGAGCGGTCGCGCGCCACGCTGTAGGGCAGCGGCTTGAGCTGCCAGGCGAGCGTAAGGCTCGGCTCCTCGTCGTCGAGGTCGACCATGTCCCACGTCAGTCCGAGCGTCTCCGCCGGACGCATCCCCTGCAGCAGCGCGGCGGCCCAGCGGGACGCGTCCGGGCGACGGGAGGCGACCTCGAGGATCGCGAGCGCGTCGCCGAGCGGGAGCGCGTCGCGGTCATTCGCGCCGAGCCCTGGGCCCTCGACCATCCGTGCCCGCTCAGGCACGACATGCCCCTCCTGGACGGCGGCGCTGAGCATGGCGGAGAGTGCGGCGTGGTAGCGGGCCTGGGAGGAGAGGGCGAGCGGCTTCGCTTCCATGGCGCGGTGGAAGGCGCGGATGTCGGCGGGCGTGAGCTGGTCGAGGCGGCGGTGCCCGATGGTCGGGACGATCCACTGGGTGACGGCCGACCGGTTTGCGTTCCACGTGGTCGGCCGCAGCGTCGTGGCGGTGTTCTCGAGCCAGACGTCGGCCCACCGCTTCACGGTCGGCTTGCCGCCGACGGCGGGGGCTTCAGCGGCTTCGGCCTCGGTGAGTGCCTCGCGGATCTTCCGGCGCACGCCGGGCTCGGTCGCGGCGACGAAGCGGCGTCGGCGGCGGGTGCCCTTCGCAGTCCAGCCGAGCTCGATTGACCCGACCCACCGCTTGCGGGCGTCGTCGTAGTACACGGATCCGGTGCCGTGGGGCCGTCGCGCTCGGGCCAT